TCCTCCAGAGGATGGGGAAGCTCCAGCGCCAGTGGCAGAGAAACCATTTGTTCCTCCGCCCTTGACTCCTAAAGAAAAGGAAGCCATCCGCTTTGCTGCCATTCGGAATCGTCCCGATAGGAAGGGACGGGGAGCCAGACGGCGAGCAGGAGAAAAGAAGTGGGCAACAAAAGGCAAATGATTCATTTTGTCCTCCAGAACATCATGGTGGGTTTGTTTCGGCCCCTTGTCACCAACCTAGTGGCAAACTTTTTCCCGTGGGATCGGGCGTAACCATGAGCGCGAGCGCGCAGTAATTCCAAATTCTCTTTTGCCATTGCAGGCCAAGTGAAGGACTCTCCTACCTTCAATCCCGAAAGCAGAACCATCAAAGGATGGATGGCGCGACTCCTCTCACTCCATTTCGGAATGAGAGGGTTCTCGTCATCAATTACGATGGAGACTTTGCGTTTCACAGGCTATCGATAAGCTTCTGAAACCAGTTTTTAGGCAGTTCGTAAGCCGCCCCGTCAATTATCATTGACTGATTGGACATGGGTCTGGCCCATCCCCCGCCGAAGTAGTAGAGTCCAGCGGGAATAAACCGAAATGGTTTTTCTCCTCCAAGACTCCCCTTTATTTGTTTTGCTTTTACTTGTGCTGTCATAAATCCCTTTCATCCTCCGCATCCCGCATGTCGCGGGCAATGTCGCAGAAGTTGTCTTCTGTGAATCTTGAGACTTCATCCCAAAGGGCTTGATCGATAGCCTCTGTAAGCTCTGGATGGCCCGTGACGATGACTTTTTCTATCCTCCGCCCCTCATACTCTAGCGGCATGGGTTCGCCGTCTAGCGGGGAAACCTCCGCCTTTGTGATCTCAAGACCACAGGGTTCAGGGTCTTCGGAATCGCGGAAGGAAACATCCGCTTCGATCAAGGCATAGAATAACTTGTCACCAATGGGTATTTCTTTATCTATTTCGATTGAGTAACTCACAGCGTCTTTCCTTTCGATGGGGCCTGAGTGACGATAGCCTTGGCAGCAGAACGTGCCGCCGCTTCGACTCTGTCGATAGTTTCCTGCGATACTCTGGTATATTTGTGCGCCCGATTGTTCGCAGCGTATTCCAGAATGTATTTTTTTACTTTGGATTTGTTGATCAGTGCGTTCATGGTGTGGTTTTTTATTTGGTTTTTGTGCTGTTGCGATAGGCGTTGAATGCGTCGAAACATTGTTCAAGCGCCTTGGGATCCATCACTGTGAGAAACTTTCGGATCTCTGGTGAGAGGATGATCACCGAAACGGCGTCATTCAATTGCTTTGTGATTTCTTCAGGTGTTTTCATTGTGTGGTTTATTCGGGGAAGATTCCCCATTCTGCCCTCTCCGAAGAGAGGACAGATGGAAAACCCTCGCCTAGTTCGCTAGGACGGCTTGCCTGACAGCTTCTGTGCCACGATTGAACATGGTCACACGATCAGAGCCAGCGAGCATGGCAATGAAGTTGCGCTTATGCTCCGCCGCCGAACCAAGCTGTGAGCGGTAGACACGCGAGGCCACGCTGGCTTTGCGCCCCGTGCCGTTACCGCTAGTCCAGTATTCAGTTGCACCATTAGCGAGATCATAGAGGCTGCGACCCTTGTTTCCGATGCCATTGGCGAACAGGTCAGCAATCTCACGGGCAGCGTTCATCGAACGAGTCGCGAGTTTGTTGTCTTTCGCGTCCGTTGTCATGCAAAAATATCCCGCCGCCATAGCCAGCGCGGTATTCGCATCACAAGTGTGGTTCGCGAGGTATTCCATCACCTGAACCAATTCCACGCGACCCTTGAGAATAGCGTTCAGAAGGTCACCGAGACCCTCCAGCGCAAACTCTGCATTTTTGGTATGGTAAACCTTTAGGACGTTCTGAGCCGCATCCCGCGACCATTGGAAGGTATTCATGCAGACAATACGGATCGCGGAATCAAAAGACTCCATTGCAATCGTGCCATCATGCGAGGTGACAAAATTCAGATTGGCTTTGAACTTGTCCCCATTGATCACCATGTCGGAGTTTCCGATATCGCAGGATATGGAAAACTTCTTTCCACGCTCCAAGGTGCAAACCGAGGTGACGGCGCAATCCAGATCACGCAAAGATTTTTGCATGACATTCCAGATTTCGCGGTTCGATATTACTTTGTATCCCGCTTTCGGAATGTGAAGCGGAACCAGAGCATCGCGCCCTGAAAGATCGGGACGAACTTTGCGATGATCCGCCACGAGGACTTTGTAGTCTTCAAGTGTTGCCTGTTCCCCGTCCACCTGAACAAATGCAGGGGATTCGATAATGTCGAACAGCAAAGGAGAGACTTCCTGATCTCCAATTGCTGAAACGTGTTGAGCGAGTCCATGCCATTCGGTTCCTTGAACGGACAGAACGATATCATGGGGTTGTTCGATTTTGTGTGCCATATGTGCGGTATTTTGTATTGTGGTTTGTTTTTTATTTTGCCCATTCAATGTCTTCCAGAACGAAATCAGTTCCCAGAAGAGTGTTGGCGAGATCAACCAAGCCCTCACGATCAATTCCGTCTATGGCTTGCATGATTTGTTCTACAACTTGCGTTTCCGTTGCTTGTGTTGTTGGTGCTGTCATTTTGGTGTTGTGTGGTTTTGTTTTTTATCATTCCGCATCTTGTCACCCTATCGGGGCAAGGCTTGGTCTGATGAAAGTAAAAATAGCTTGGGGAGATTGTTTGTCAACTGGTTTTTTTAATGGGGAAAGAAAAAAGATTGCGCCCCTTGTCACCATGTCGCGGGGGATCGGGCTTGCCTTGGGGGATGTCATCATAGCGGGGAGGGAATAAAAAGGGCCGTGCGGGGCATTTAAGCGCGAAAATCGGGCGGGACGGGGCGGAGGATCGGACTCCGCGCACCTTGTCACCTTATCGGGTCAGAGTCTTTCTTCAATCGCCAACAGGGATTGTTGAGCCCCAATGATAAGCGCCCGTGCGCGTTCCCTTTGGTCATCGATTAGCCTTTCGCGGTCATTAGCTTCCCGTTTCGCATTCGCGATGATGGTTTCCGCTTTCCTCTCAGCCTCCGCGACGATCTTCCCCGCATGATGCTCTGATTCGGCCAGATTTACGCACGGGAAGGAATCCGCCCGCATCATCGCTTCAAGCTCAAACGCTACGGATTCCATCCAAGGGCCAAGATAGGAATTCGGGCCAAGCTTGGCAGCAGTTTCTCTCAGTGTTGCTAACTCTTGATCTTTTGTTATCATATGGTTATGGTGTTTGGTGTTGTTGTCAGGGGATTTTCCCCGTGCCGCTCCCTGTTACACTCAGGAAGCGGGGACGGGAATAACCTTAGACTTGAACGACAAAGCCCGAATCATCCTTAATCGCTTTCCCCTTGGCCTTTAATCCAACAATCACTCCTTTCGGATCTAGAAAACGAAGGTCGCTCTCATCGCCATTAATGACAGGCTTGCCAAGATAGGTCTCTGGTAACTCATTAAAGACTACCGCGACATTTCCCCCCGCCGCAATTACCGCATGCACCCTATGCTGGTTATCTTCCTTTCGGGAGAACGTCAGGTGATAGTTTTTTGGCAATTCCCCGTTTAAGAATTGCATCATGCGTTCTAGGTTTGGCGTGTAATCATAGAATTGAATGGAAGGGAACCTTTCCATTTCAATCAATTTATACCATGGAAGATCCGACAAAACATTCGGGCGGCATGCTACAGGCTTGTTTTTACGCTTTCCCCATGTTTCCGCATTGCATAATTCCCGCTGGAATTGTGAGAGAAATTCGGGGCGGGATTCGATGAAATAGCGGGATTTTGCAAGTCTAGCTTCCTGCACGTTTCCGAAAATCCCCATGCCTGACGTATCGAGACAAGCCATCTCGCACCCTTTTGAGCGATGCGGACAGAATTGCTTGCCACTCTTTCCAGCGGGAGAAAGGGAAAGACCATAGGTTCTCCAGCCTAGTTTCTCCCCTTTTTTGATTTTGGTGTTGTTGGTGCTAAGTAGTTTCATGGTGTTGTCAGGTGTTAGGCTTTGATGATTCCCGCCGCGATCATAGCTTTGCGCCAGTATTTCGCCTTGCAAGGTGCATTCTCCCGCGAATAGTGCAGGCTTTGCGTTTCTTCTTCTCCCGTCCGAAAATCGGTTTCAGGGTAGGAAGAGAGCCATTCGTTTTCGTTTCCGCTGGCGGGAGAGCATGAGGGGCAAGGAAAATCCCGCATCATGCTGACAAGCTCCCGAAACGTGACGCTTTCCGCTTCAGTGAGGAATCCCGAATCTTGAACGTCCCCGCTTTCGGCGGATTCGGGAGTGACTATCTCGTATGTTTTGCTGATTGTGATCATATGGTGTATGGTGTTGGTGTTAGTGTTGAAAAAACGAGTTGACGAGCGAGAGCCCGAAAACAAAGAGAGTAAAGACTACGCATACAGCGAGCGTAGAACACTCCCGAAACTCCCGAATGATCCCGTGAGCATAGAATGACCAGCGTGACGGATTGCGAATGATGCAGCGCGCATGAAGCGCAATGCGGTTTGATGGATTGTTTTTCATATGGTTTTTTGCGGGATTGTCTCCCCTGCTCCCCGCGAGACAGAGCCCACGGGGAGACGGGGAAGCAATCAGGCATTCTGTCTCAATCCCTCAAAACTAACAAGGGCGGGAAGAATGTTAAACATGGTGAAGAATTGCGATACAGTGTCAGGCAATCTGTCCCAACCTTCATTCATGTTCGGGCCGAATCCGCATTGTTTGCCCCAAGTGAATTGAGTGTAGGAGGAATCCCAATTAACTTTTTCTTCTCCCCAATCCTCAATAATGCCCTTCTTTACAAGTGAAGAGACAACGCCCGAAACCTGATTGCGCCCCATGATCTTGGCATCGATCAGGTCATCAATAAACCCAAAATCATGGCCGTTACCCTCTGCACTATCAAAAAGAACGTGCATTGCTTTGGTTTCCAATTCGGTCAAACGCACGGCGGAAATCCCCGTGCCCATCATGTTTTCAGTGGTGTTTTCCATAACGAGTAAAAAATAAGGCGGGACTGACTAAAGCGCAAGTGATATTTTCAATTAGTTTTTAGCGGGACTAATTGGAATAATTACAAATAAGAATTGCCCTAGTGCGAGAAGACAACGCATCAACGCATCATCATATCATGATGCATCAAGATATGCGGATATGATGATATGTCCCAAGGCGGGGAAGCGGGAAAGGGTTGGTCATGTTTCGGGATTTGACCCTAGATCCTCTGTCGGTTCTCGGCGGTGAGTAGTCCCGAAAAAAGGAAAGTCTTGCCATAGGGCCGTATAAGCCGCGAATCATGTATCATGTCTGACTAACGGACAGAGGCGGACAGAGTAGAGCGCAAACGATAGCACACTCTCAGCCAGCCAGCCACGGGACGCAGGACAGCCAGCCAGCCACCGATAACACGCTCGCAGATCACAGACCCCACCACACCCGTCTCCCCCCCGACCTTCTCTTGGCGCGGGCACTGCGACTGGGAAAATACCCCCTCTCGAAAATTTTCTGTGCAAAAGTAACCCGTCAAGTAATAATTTATCAGGAACGCTACTACGCTATGGGACGCTATTTGAGCGTGGTGTAGCGTGGACGCTATCGCGCTATCCGCCCTTATATAGGGGCGGTAGAGCGTAGCGTTGTCTAGCCCCCACCCCCGTCTCTTTTATTTCTAGAGAACCCCCTACCCCCTTATTTAAAGCGAACCCAGTCTTAAATATTTTTCTCTGTTATAAATTCGGGGTTGGTTTTATAACGGGTTACTCTATTAAAGGAATTGTCTCTATCCTTTAATATGTCTACGGCTTAGACATGTTGGGGGGAATGTGTCTATGTTTCGGGATTTTGTGTACATATTGGCTAATAGATTAAGCCAAATTTGAACTATTGCTCGTTTTGTACTCCGAAGGATAGTTTTTCTTCCACGACTAGCCCGTGGTATTGGGCGTAGCTATGGGCTTCTGCCCAGTTGTGGGCGTAGATCACTAATCTATGCTTCTCTCCCTTGAAGAGGTAGATACAGGAGAATGGGATTAGGTTTGTGGGTTCTGGGTCGATCCCGATGTACTCTAGGTATCTGTTGCTCACTGGTCTAGGTCATCTAAGAAGATAGGTGTGTTTTCTCCGACATAGGATCCTGCGATATTGTAGTCGTAGTACTCTATGGCCTCTAGCTCGCTCATCCCCTGCTTTTCTAGGCATTGTATGGCTTTCTTCTGGGAATAGATGGCTACTGGTGAGTGGAATTGGTAGCCTATTCCTATAAAGGCTTCTTTTAGGCCATCTGCGAATACTACGCTTTCCTCCCTCTCCTTTAGGAGATTGTCTGCCTCTATTGTGGTCATGCTTCGGGCTTGGTCTCAATCGGCCCCAAGGGTATGGGTTGTTTGAGCATAAAGGGCCGCTGGTGGGCTTTTCTGCTGCTGGGCTTGCGACGATAGCCAACGAGGCACAAAGTCTCTCCTATGGCGTTGTAGATGGGAAGCAGCCTTCCATCCTTGAGTAGTTTATTGATCTTTGGGTTCACGTTTCGGGGTTTGGGGGTGTGCTTGGCAGCATTGCGATCTTGCTTTATTCCGATGACTTTTGCTCGCATAAATGTAGTCGTAGTTGTCCCGATACTTCGGGCCATTCACCTTGCGTGGGCGATCTCCTTTACCAGCCATTTCGTTTTTTTATTTCTTCAAAGTTAGAGTGGGCCATCAGTTCATCGTAATTAAACTTGCTTCCCAAGCACTGTCTTATAGATGTTCTTTCGTCGCTAAATCCTTCGCGTTTGCCGTTTACTAGGAAAACGTGTTTGGGAACTGTTGTTTGCCCCGTGACAAAAGCGACCCCTTCGGAAGTCAGCCGCCACAGGCCAGACCCCGATTGCTCTCGTTGCACTCTTGGATCATCGGATTCTACTGGCAAAAGCAGCCCCCAGAAACGTAGTTTTGAATATTCTTGCGCCACCGCGTTTTTTCTTTCAGCCAGAAAGGAATCAGTAACATGCAAAACCATAGATTTGGTGCTGCAACATTTCTGGTAAATTTGAATTATCATCCACGCCATTCCGCTGTTTAATTTACGCTTGTAACGCTTGGTGTATCGACCACAACAGGGGCATTCGTCCCCTTTGTCTAAACGTTCCATGAATTGCTTCCGAGCATCGCCCAACGTCTGAAGTGTGTCACTCATGGCTTAAAACTCCAATGGGTCAATAACCCATCCCAATTGCGGATGGCGGTCTATGATTCGGCGTTGCATACCCTTGACGAAGTCTTCTCCAGACTCCTTGATCTCGCTATCTAGCCAGTCGCGGGTGGATTCCAACAGAGATCTTAACGTTGATTCGGCGTGGACGAGATCGTCGTTAAGCTGTGAAATTGTATTATTCATGTTTCGGGGTTTAGCGTTAATTACTCCAATATGCACCAATTGTTCAGCCGACCGCCATCACGCCAACTAACTGTGCAATATCCCACCTCAACAAGTTCACTCAGCGAATAAAGGGCAAATCCATTGCGCTCCATAATCCACAAAGCAAGGATGTCAAATTCTCCTTTTTGATATTTGCGATAGCGTTTTCCATAGTCATTAGGATTGGCTGCACAGGTCGGCTTACATGAACCCATTACTGTTTTCCAAAACCCGCCATCTTTTTGGTAGACTCCTTTTTTAACCTGAACGGTTATGGGCGTTATTCCTGATTTAAGCAAAATAACATCTACTTGAGTTGAGTGTCCTAGCGGGGCATAAACGCACCAACCCTGCTGAGAGGCCGCTGCCATAAAGAGTATTTCGGCTTGGGTGCCCGTATCGCAACTTTTGGATTGGCCTTCCGCAAGATCAGTCTCCTCTTCATATTGCTCTATAGGGAATAAATATTTATCGTTTATTCTGTTGTGATCTACTGTTTCTGTTTTCATAAAAGTAAGAGTTGGGGCGGGAGATAGGTCGAATTACCTCCCACCCCATGGGCTGACACCCTAAATTAGAATGCCTCGTCTACCTCTTCTTCCTTCTTGTAAGGAGGAGAGAACTTCAGGCTGATATAGTCCACACCCTTTTGGGACTTCTGTTTCCAGCCTGCCACATCCAAGGCTACTCCATTGACGATGACTTTGCCTTTGTGAGTAGGGGCTTTAGGGTTGTCACTTTTGTTCGGGAACAACGCTCCCGAATTATCTTTTTGTTGTTGGTTGCTCATTGTATTTATTTTTTTATTGCTGTTTCAGTGATTGACAGCAGATCCACTGTTGGAACTACCGTAATCAAATCTTTTCTTTCATGGCGTTGGTAAAGTTTATAGACCTCTGGCTGTAAGCTTCGTTCATTCTTTTCTACGGCCCCATCAATAAAATTGACCAGATCTTCTCTGGGAACCACAAGCCAGTAGGATCTTGTTTCAAAGACAATGTAGTTGGCTTGACCGTAAAGCCATCCCCTGTTTCCGTGGACGTTGCGTAGCTCGACATAGTGCATACGATCTGTTGGTTCGGTGTCTGACCGCCTCCACTTCTTCATGGCCTTAACATCGTACTTCTTACCGAAGGATTCTATATCCCAATGCTCTTCCATGTCCTGCTCTGGAGTGGAGAATGAGGGCTTACTAAGTTTTGTGGCAAACCTCTTTTCCGCCGACTGGCCTATTTCATAGCATGTATCCATTGAGCTATTAGACACCATGGCGCTTGAAATGTTCAAAGTTTTTTGCCAGCCATATCATAGCCTCCTTGTCGTTGCCCACATCTTCCACGTTAACGCAGTTGTCTGAGATAACCCCGTATTCCTGCAAGACGTTAAGGACTTCTTTCTGGTCGGCAAATCGGGCCTTGATCCAGTTATCCAGTTTATTTCCAGAAGTAGGCGTAGACTCCATAAAGCGCAAAAAGCCAAAATGTGGCCGTGGCAAGACAAGAAGCGATGAATAGTAGTGGTTTCATTTTGGATTGATTGAATCCTTGATGATTTTCAAAGCCACTATCGCGATAGCGATAAACATCCCATAGGCCAGAAGGTAGTCGATCATATGTCTTTATCAATGTGTTTTCCTGTCACCTTCCACCATCCGATGAATAGACATCCCATCATGGCGTGGATAATTACGATTGTTTCCATAAAAAGAATAGGGAGGGGACTAATTGCCCCCTCCCTTTGTTTCTGTAGTTTGAACCCGTTAGTCTACAGAAAAAGACACGCAATCCAGCGGCACAACCCGAAACAGTTGGGTTTATCCTGCTTCGTTTTGGGTCGCGGGGCATATCCAATACTCCCGTAAGGGCCGTAGACAATACCGAATCCATTGGTATAGTAGTTGTTCAAATCTTCCCACCTCCTTTCTGTAAAAGAACGAAGCGGGAATTATGCCAGAATTATTTGGTTCCGTAAAGTGTTACCCAAAGTAATCCCCATTGAGAGAAGCAATATCCTCCCCAGATAACTGATAGGGCTATGTTTCCGCGAATTGCCTGTTCAATGGAGACAATCCCGTAGCAGATACCCACTGCCCCAATCAGCCAAATGCTAGTCATTTTTTTCTTCTTTTGGTTGAGTGTCAGGCTCAAGCTGATCAACCATTTCCTTGACGCCGTCAAAGGTCATCAGGATGTCGGCGGTGGTTTCGTTCTTTTCTCCCTGAATCATCAGGATGTTATCAGTTCCTCCGTTAAGAAGTGTGTAGCCTTTTGCGATATATGCTTTGTCTACGCGCTCTTGGAGGGTTTCGGGGGCCAGCGGGCTGGCGGTTTTGTTTGCTTCTTCGCTCATAAATGTTGGTTATCTGTAAATCGGATGAAGGTTTTTCCATCCATATACATATGGTCGAGGTGGACGGGTTCCTTGTCAACCCTCCAAAGGAAAAAAGCTGCGGCGTCTCCCACTCTTTCTTTGGTGATATATCCCTCATGGTCGTGTTCAAACTCCGAATACTCACGCCATCCACTGACCTTTTCAAAGGTTTTAGCTAGTCCTTCGCTCATAATTTGGTTAATAGAGACGAGGATTGCGGGGATGTCAAGAGAAAATAACCCTAACCCCCGCCTCGTCAAACATCTGGAGAGCCGCCTTAAATGAGTCGGCCCAGCGTTCGTAGCTTTCTAGATGGGCGTTAAACGGGCAATACACATCCTTGATCCCAGATTGAATGATAGATGCCGCGCAATGGGCGCATGGCTGGAAGGGCCAGACAAAGATAGAGTATCCAGCCAGAGGCTCCTTGGCCGACAAGATGGCATTCATCTCAGCATGGATTGTGTAGAGAAGCTTAACCTCTCTGTTGGTAATCCGATGGTGGTTGTCTTCAACCCCTCGCGGGAATCCATTAAACCCTACAGAAGCTATGGTTCGGTCTGGTCGGACAATGACCGCGCCAACTTGCGATGAGGCGTCCTTACTCCAAGTGGCAATCTCTTTTGCCAACTTGGTATACCTAGCTATCCACTTGGAATCCATTGTCCTGCAATTTCTTTACCATCCCACCAATCATAGTGGTTTTAAGCTTGCGCTCGTAAGCGTCCTTTGCTCTCCACATCTTTACTTCTGATACAAGTAGATCAATTGTGATTGATGGATTTTCTTCTTGGAAGGTGTAATATTCGGAGATTAGTTCTTTTATCTCCTCAAGCTGCGAACATGCAGGACACGGGATATAACTATCCTCGTCTTTTCCGTTGCTGCCGTTAAGTCCATCCATCAGATCAATCATAGTACGGATCGGTCAATTTACTAGGTGGAAATAATGCGGTCTTTAAAGGGATGATTTTTTCGGGCATCTGGCTCCATATACGGCTTGTCTCGTAACTTTTCTTGCACCACTTGCGATTATTGAATGTCCAGTGATAACCCAAGATATAGGCATTGGCCATCTGGGCATAGCGTTTAAGATCCACAGGAAGCTTATTGGCCCGAATCTTACGCACAGACCGCATCTCGCAGTCCCATTCCAGTTCAACGACTAGGCGGATATATTTATCGACGTAGTCCACTCGTTTGCCAGCAAGCCATTCGTCTACAAATCCAAGGGCATCTTCTTTGGATTTGTGCCACTTGGGTCTTTGGATTTGCTGGTCTAGGTGACAGGTCTCATGGACAAAGACATCCAGCCATGTGGAAAGCGGGCGCTTGGTGGCTATGCGTAACTCCTTATTATCAGCCCACCCTACAGAGGTGGCCTTGCCCGTAATCAGATACTTTTGCGGAACAAAAGACAGCTTGAATCGGCGGTATTTGAGGATAGACCGACCAAGAAAGTTAATGGTGTTTTGATCCATTTATTCCTCTTCTTCGACATCTTCTTCCTCAACTTGTTCAAACAGCCTTCTGATAGGATTGTCGCAAAAGCCTTCTTCTTGCTCTGGAAATGGCATCAGAACACCTGTATCATCGTAGGCGACTTTTAGATCAGCATCGAATTGCGACTGTGTCATTTGCCCTATACTACTGGCTTCGCTTCCAAACTTCAATTATCGTTTTTTCGGCTTCGCCTTTTTTCGGCTTCCTTTGCGTGATTTTGAGTTCAATGTCTTTTTCAGTATCCTGCCTGATTGCACCGCAGTATCGTAAAAAATCGATGTAAAACTTGCTCCCGCCGTAGAGTCCATCGGTGTCGAGGAAGAACTTTCGCACACTTTCAATGCGGACAAGCAGGCGTTTTGAGTCTCCTTCTTGATCTTCGATCTTTGCCAGTGGTTCATGCTGAACAGGCTGTTGAGTCCGTGTATTTTGTAATCGACGTTTAGCCGCAATATCAGTTCTTTCATAGACTCCTTTGCTTACTTCCACATAGCCCGCTGGTAGTTCCTTCATGCAACTGGTTTGGCTTTTTGATTGGTCTTTACAAATTTACCAATGTTGTCCGCCGCCCACTGGAATGGCTCTTCTTTCTTTTCGTAGAATTCCATCAGCGTTCTAAGCCCCCTTTTGGATTCCCTTGAATAATCTTTAAATCTTTCTTCGGGCTTTTTCGCGGCTTCTTTTTCCATAAAAGCTGAAAACGATCTCTTGTCAAACCTTTGATTAAAAATTGAATAAGTATCTCTTTGTATCTTTCCAAGAGCGTTGGCCATTTCATTGGGTTTCGCAATATGTCCTCGCCCTTTGGTTCTAGGATGACTGGAAGACATTGTGGATGAGGTGAAGGAATGGCCCATTTCATGTTCCGCATCTTGAACCAACTTGTTCATTGGGTTTTGGGCGGCAAAAGTTATGTCTTCTGGGATGTAGGCATTTGTCCGCATGAATTTTTCAATTCTTTTTTGCTTTTCGGGGTCGGGGCTGGCAAGGTTTTCCGCATCTTGTTTTGCCCCCCATTGAAAGCTGGGATCATTTAATCGGGCCAAGTTTTTTGAATATGTATAATCTGGGCTGTATTGTCTTCGCGGATTTTGCTGTATTTCAAAATTAACAGGTTCGTCAATTTTTGAGTAATCTTGCTCAAATGCCTTCCTATACACGCTGTAAAAAGCCCCGCCCACATCTTGTGCGCCTTGGACGCCGCGAGCAGCAGCAATCTCCGTATCTAGGTTTTTGCCGTAGTATGGCTCAAGAAATTGTCTTGGGGTAAGTTGGAATCTTTCGGACGAGTATGCTCTGGCGCGAAGTTCGTCAAGGGCGGGAAAAGATTGCCCAGCCAACTCCTCATCAGTCATTGTGGTGTATGGCCTTCCTTTTGAAACAAAGCTTTCCAGTGGATCATCCAATCCAAGTGCGCTCTGTAGTCTTTTTGATACCCTCTCTAAGAAACTTGCCATTTCTCCGTATATCACACAATGGGGTTATTGCTCAAGCAATACTTCCTCTTTGAGTCTTTCGGCTTCGGGGTCGGGGGCGATGCACATCATCAGTGCTTGGCGGGCTTTCTCCAATTGTCTCTCTTTCTGTTCTAGTAGAGCCTCCAAGATCCCCGAAACAGGAGTAGGATTCATAGTAGAATGAATGCGTCCTACCGTCATTTGTGTGGTTCCTACAGTCATTTAATGATCCCCTCCTCACGGGCAATGGCCTCAATCTGGCTCACATACTCGCGGGTACAATTGAATTGTTCGGCAACAGCAGTGAAGTTCATTTCAGGGTTGGCCATGAGATAGCCAAGGATTTTGAAAGCCCGCCCCCCATTGGACATTCGCCTCTTGGTAGTCTTCTTGCGCTTGGCCCGAATACCAGTCCGCTTCAACGCCGAAGCCATAGCATGGTAGCTTGATCCGTGTTTTACGGCCAGTTCGCCAATGGTGATTTCGGGGTTTTCCTGAATTTCAGTAGGTAGAGTAGATGTGTTGATCATATAATTATGTATTGACATTACACAGTAGCTGGGCTTTACTTGCCGTCAAATATTAATATTTCGGGGGCGTGGAGACTTTCGTTTCTGCGCCCTCTGTGGTTTACGGGCTTTCCTCTGTTCTTTATGGAACAATTTGTGGCAGAGCTTGCAGAGGCAGATCAGATCATCCAGATGGTTGAGTTCGTCCCCTCGGTGTTCGTAGGTGCGGTGGTGGGCTTGGAGTTCTAGGGGACTGTTGCAAACCCCACATCTCCAGCCAAAACGTTTTTTCACAAGACGGCTCACTTCCTTCCAATAAGGCGTTCTCAAGTAGGATCTATAGGATTCTTTATCCATAGAAACATATTACTCTCTTGTTGACACTCTACAACACTGGCGTTACTCTGCGTCGATCCTTGCATCTGGGTGCGGTTCCAAAAATGTTGCGCTTGTCTTCCAGACCTCGCTTCGGAGCCGCACCCTTTTTCTTTTCTTGACTTAATTTTGAACGTGTCGTAGCCTCCGCATGTCTGGAAGGACAAGCGCAAAGTGGGCGCGACATACGCCACTAAACCCCGTAACGAGGTATGCAAGGATAAAACCGCCGCACTTACGGATCAGCCATCCGTCCCATAGCCTGAACACATTGCGGCGTGGGAATCTCTGGTTTTTGAAAGAAAAAGATATAAGTATTTCTTTCAAGCCTGACACATAAAATATACAAAAATTGTGTCAGCCAACAGAGTAAGCGCGAGGGATAATACCCTCGGAGGTCGATTGCGGTTGTTTGAAGGTCTACTAGCGGCTTCGGAGCCTAGATCGCAATCTGTGGAATAAAGCGGAGGACTCACTCATAGGAATGAGAATCCAATTTTGACTATGCCTTTGCCCCTGCGGGGGCGAGGTGTAGTCAATCGGTCGGATCTAGCTCAAGGAATTATTAATCCAATGACGGCGGCGTTCGGGGTTCAAGCGAAAGAGAGCCGCTATATAGGCGGGCGCACGGCTTTAGCCCGCCGAATACCCCCAAAGAAAAAAAAGAAAAAATATTGAACGCCGCGAAGCGGCTGTGGTCTATTACTCCATGACAACTTTAAGGGGGAGAATAGGTTCGACGCGCCATTTAATGCGCGGACTCGGCTGCAATGCCGACTCCTCCACCACTTTTGGAGGTGGGGAGACCCAGCATGAAAATGCGAAAGCTTCAAAGGTCGGGGGGCCAATGAAGTCCGCGCCACCCTGCCTCCAATCTCTTTTATGAAAAAACTACTACTGTTATTAACACTAGCTACAAATATTCAGGCACAAGACGGTAGCTTTTCGGGTACAGTCTTTGATTTGGATTCGGGCCGTATTCAAGTTATCAACGGATCTGTTGATTCCCCACAACCAAAGGATACCCTTCTTCAGACCATGAGGCGGATCAATGCAGAGTTAAAAGAATCAAACGACCGTTTAAGCGCGGAGATTGCGGCAAGCCATCAGCTTGAAGAACTCCGCCGTCAGACGCGACTCCTTCAACAGATTGCCGACAAATGAGCAATTATCTCAACGTCAATATACCGACATTCTTTGCCTTTGTAGACGAGGGATTCTTTTATGATTTGGAACCCAACGTCAATCGCGAAAGGCAGCTAGTCGAGGTATTTGCCTATACGTCAATTCCACAACGTTGCGGGATGTTTAGCGTGATGACGGAATACGGAAGCCAACACGCCAGAGTCCCGATCCACTATCTCCACACTGATGATGTTGGAGGGACGTTTTATCCGTTAGACTGGATACAACTCTGGGACTCTATGAGCTACTATTGCTCGGTCAATATCCTAGACTACTGCAAGAATCGTGCGGCAAACATCATGCTCAAGAACAAATCTTTTGAGGCGGCTAAGTATATGTTCACCTTGGACTGGTGTTTCGGCCCTCAATATACTAGCGGCTACGGAGAAATGGCCGCTGGGCATAAATGCGGCCATGTATTTGCGGGCGATGGGCAATATTTCATTCAACCAAATAATCGTGTGCTGTGGATGGATGGCGGATCGTTTATTGCCAAGAAATTTCCCATCAAGCCCGACTGGAAAGTCTTCAGCCAAGAATTCAGTTGCGAGCATGTCGGAAGCCGCTGGGTCAGCGAAAGCGAGGAGGAACTATGGTTCTACGATTTCAAAGAGCAGGGATAGTTTTAGCACTACTTATTGCAAGTGGTTGTGTTTCCTATCCAAGACCTTATCCATGGAACTTCCCCCCAGAAGAGGAGTGGAACCAGCCTTTTGAAACAAGTTGGCAGAATGCCGTGGATACCTATCGAAGACTTACTTCTCCGAAGGGGAGGGTCTGGGATCCTCTGATGCAGAATTATCAGCAAGACCTATCTTATGAACGTCGATAATCCATCCAGCTTTGCGGGCCTCCTTGCCGTTGGCGTGGAGCCAATCGTGACACTGGCGGCAAAGAGCCGCGAAGTATTCGTAACGGCACAGCCATTGACCAACCCTGCCCGCCTTGTGGTGGAGATCGGTTGCTTTTTTACTCTTGCAGCGTTCACACTGTGGGTGGAGGGCAAGGTACGCCTTTTTCTCCTTTGCATACTGATTGTATTCACCTTGGCGTTTTTTCGATGCAGCCCGCAACCAGTTGCCGCGCTTCAGTGGAGTTTTTGAACGAAGTGGAGTTTTTCTTGTCATACCTACTATGATTACTTGGAACGATTACAACCAGATGAAGCCCGATACAGAGGGAATCTATCTTATCAAAAACGACGAGTCAAACCCTCCTTTGAGGTGGGCCTGCCACTACCATCCCCACCATGGATGGAGCGGGATTGGACATATCCTTGAGCGCGTGATTAAGTATTGGAGTCCATGGCCCGATTCAAAGTAGTATTAACCGTTATCAATGAAGACTCCGTCTCCCCATTCGTGGTTGGCCCACGATTTCGTAGAGGAACCCCCATGCCGATGGAAATACTCTACTCTGAACGTGGCGGTTATTTCTTTGACCCAGAATCAGAAGTCGAGATGGCCAGAACATGCGCTGAACAGTTTGCCAAATACATCAACCAATCAGAGAAAAAAAAGAAAAAATGAGCGAAAGTAATAAAACTTACATTGTGTGCCACGGAGAGAAAGTTGTGGAGCTTCACAAACACGGACTCAGCAAGGAAGAAGCTGAGATGGAAGCCCACAAACTTATGGGACAAGGATACAAAAATGTGCGAGTGCGTCTGGAGGATCCCGTCCATCCGACTTGGCCGCTCAACTTTGACGCACAATGAACATTGTTTTCACATACCACAATGGGGACGCCGAATTGGCCATGGAGTCAGCTAAGGCTATTACAGCCATGGGACTCAATATGCGTCACAAAGCCTATGTCTGTACCAAACAAGGCACTAAAGATTGCAACGCCATCATCCAAGAACTGAAAAAGTCTTTTCAAGAAGTGGATCAGATGTTTGTCCAAGACGGGTTTGACGGATGGCCGCTTGGCCCGAACCAAATGTTTGCTGATGCGGCTGCTGCCATGTACGCCACTGGCGTACCATTTTATTTCTGGGAGCCAGATTGTGTTCCGATGAAAGAAGGGTGGGTGGATGACTTGGACACTGAATACCATAAAAAGATCGGCATCATGGGTCATCTCTATGAAGGAGGTATGGCAACCAATGGGAAGAATATCTACAAGATGATTGTGGGTAGCGCGGTGTATCCGCACAACTTCTTAGACTTTTGCCCATCCGCACAGTCCTTGTCCACCTATAACTTGGCTTACAAGAACGCAGGGACAATTCCAGAGCCTTGGGATGTTCGTTGTCGTTGGGATTTTATGGCTATTGGCCGCGACACTCCACTTATCCGAACCTACTGGAAAAGTGTGAACTATCAGTGGAAAGATGGGAAGATTGTCTTCTACGCCGAAGACCCCGAAGCCCAAGCCGTTCAAGGAGTCACTTGCCCAGACAGAACCATCTCCAGCCAAGCCGTGGTCATCCACGGATGTAAAGATGGGTCACTCCACAAGATGGCGCAAGAGGGGTTTCCAATGCCACAAAGCGTCAACAATGAGGCACAAAGTGGGACGGTTTGCAGCAATGTCGAACAAATCGTCACAAATGACGAATTAAAGCCAGAATCCCGCCCCAAATCGCCACAAAAGGCGAAAAAGAAACGGGTTATCTCTGAAGAAGAGCGCGAACGCCGCAGGCAATCTATGTTGGTGATTTTGCAAAGAAAGCGTGAACGAAAGGCCCAATCGGCTGTCTAACGCTTCCTATGCACGAAGTCATTCACGAACCATCGGCTGAAACCGCAATCCTTTCCTGCCTCTGTCATGCGCCGACAGAGGATCAACGCGAGATTCTTCTATCAATCAAGGAGGATCATTTCTATCTACAGGAGAACAAGATCATCTTTCGGGCGATCATGCGTTGTATCGCCAAGGGGATGCAGGCCGATATTATCAATGTCAAGGGGGAGATCGAAGCCGCCAATGAATACGACATCATTGGCGGTGAACAAAAAATTGCAGAAGTTGCAACTTCGTGTGTGGCCCATAATAACTGGAAACGCTACTACCCAAAGCTGGAGGAAGCCCGATACAGAAGGTCGTTAGAATACTTGGCCAACGATATGGTTCACAAGGCCAGAGACCGCGAGCTAAAGATCGAAGAACTCAAGAACTGGTCGGAAACCACAGTGATGAGGGCTGACTACGAAATTGATGACGGCAACAAGCTTTCTATCGTCAATGCATTAGACCGCGCTGCCCAGAACATCGAATCTACGATTGCTGGAAAACCATGTATTGGTATTCGCACTGGAATCACACCATTGGACGATCTTTTGATGTTTGGATTGCGCGGAGGAGACATGGTTGTCTTGGCCGCAAGGCCAGCAGTCGGCAAGACGGCAAGCGCCCTTCAGATTGCGGAGAACGTGGCATTGAATCAGAAGAAGCGTGTTCTTATCTTCTCATTGGAAATGACAAGCGTTGCTTTGATGGAGCGCATGATACGCTCGCGGGCGCGTGTGGGTGCGGCTGATATTCTTTCTGGTCGCGTAACCCCGCATCAAAAACAATCTCTAGGACGGGCCGTTCAAGAGATCCAAGGCTCTGAAATTATCTGCGACGATAGCTCTGCTAAATCTATCGGTTATCTCAAGGCCGTTGCTCGACGCGCACATCAACGCACTCCATTAGATCTCATTATCATTGACTACCTACAGTTAGTGAAGGGTGATAGCAAGCGTGGTAAGGACAATCGCGTGTGCGAAGTTGAGGAGATTAGCGGAGGAATCAAAGACCTTGCCAAGACTCTCAAAGTACCAGTTTTGGTACTGGCTCAACTTAATCGCGATCCAGACAAGCGCGGAGGACGCCCAAGCCTTTCAGACCTAAAGGGTTCTGGAGCTATTGAGCAAGACTCTGATATTGTCATCATGCTTCATAGCGAAGAATCACAAGATCACGGACAAATGCCAACTATGGAATTTATCGTCGGAAAGCATCGTGACGGCCCTACTGGTGTAGCCAATATGTATTTCAACAAGGCGATTACTCGCTTTGAGCCTGCTTAGACTTCCAGCAGAAGTCTGGGAAGTTCAATCCTTCTCCGCCTTGAACATTTAATGGAAGATGGACAGCGATTGCGGAATAGCAACCGCAGATTCCGCAAGCTTTTAGTTGTGGATCGTAAGAGGTTTTTCTGGCTCCAGCAATATGCGGAAGCATCCCAGCAATGCCCTTACATCCCCAGCATCCAGAGGTTGCAATTTGGTGTGGACAGGCCGCGCAAATCTTAGCCCGCCGTTCTGCTTCTTCTTGAGAGACAAGCTCAAACTTTCCATTGATGGCAAATTGATACATGGCCTTAACCCATCGAACAATCTGTGCAAATCCTAATGTTTGTTTCTCTTGTGTGCATGGAATGCAATGCACATGACCAGCCATGCGGTCACAAAGATTATGTTCTATTTGTGACACAAAATCTATTGGCGGCGTAATACCCCTTGAGATTAGAAGCTTCTCGCAGTTATTGACCATGTCATTCCAATCGCCTCCGCGAACTGGCTCATCAAGAACGGGGCATTTTACCCACCAGCCTTGTGGCGGAACATCGCTTTTGCGGGAATAACAAAACCTCGGACTACTCATTGACTACAAGTTCTGCTTCGTAGGTTGAGTCTTCGGGAATCTTCATGGACTCTAGTTTAGTTGCAATATTAATCTGGATGGCATTTTGCTGATTCGGGCCTTCTGAAAAATTGATAGATGCCGCCTCGGCAAGTTGTTTAATGTTTCTCATCATGCCAAGAGCCTCCATGCCGTCTAGATCTTGAGCAGCATCAGCGGCCTTGACTAATACTTTACCAGTCAGAAACTTGATCGACTTCTTCATGGTCTCCAATGAAGCCGTAATTTCAGACATCAATGTTGGAACTCCGTCATCTTCCCAAGGTGCTGGAGATTGCTCATTGGTAAGACGCTCACGGCATTGAATCCAACGTTGGGTATCCCGCCACAGACAAACAGTAGATTCGCTTACTTTAAGCTCTTCGGCAATGTCACGCAGGGTGCGCCCCGAACAATACATGGAGAATCCCTTGATACACTCAAGCCTGCGTCTCTTGTCCATCTCTTCCATCTTGGCTGGAGGAGGAACCAAGGCTATAGGTTTTTCAATGTCCCAAGGATAAGGGTTTTCTTTTTCGGGATTATCTTTCCAGATTTTGGCATGGTCATCCCACTTCTCGCTATAAATCAACTTTTCTAGCGTAGCTTTGTGTTTGGTTTCCAAGGCTTTCATTACTTCAGGCATATCTCTTCCAGCGGCATAAAGCCTGAATGCGTTTTGTTTTTTAATGCGGTTTTCGGGGCTATCCCAATCACGCTCTCCGCTCTTGCGCTTTTTCTCCATCCAGATTAGTTTAGTAGAAATTTCATAAATGGCAACAGTTGATCAAGGGATAGAGAAATACGGGAGGTTGTGGTTACCCAAAGACGGACAGGCGATTACTCCAATTCGTATTGAGATGGACGCCTTTTTGCAGGGACTTACTCCAGAAGATGGAGGACTTGGAAAGGCCCGCCATTATCGCAATATTGTCTCTGCTATCTGGCCAACGTTCCAATGGCATAGGTGGGCTGAACTGAGCGCACAGGCATTCTGCAACCAAATCTACGAGGTGGACGAGGCTACGGGTAACCGATTTGTCCGAAGTGTTACTGGTCTCGCTGGCGGAACGGACTCTGGTAAATCCTACGGGATGGCGGCGTTTGCTCTTGTAAACTGGTTCTGCGACCCAATCAATACGATGACCATTGTGGTCTCTACGTCAAAAATAGACGCAAAGCAGCGAATCTGGGCGGCACTGGTCAAGATGTACCGCGAAGCCCGAAACATGGGACTAGCCTCTGGACGACTCATTGAGTCCATGGACATCATCAAGCTCTCGGATGAAGAGGGGGCTATTATCGACCCCGAAACAGGTGTGAGTGATGCATCTTCCATCATGCTCCTAGCAGCGGGTGACGAATACAAGGATGATGCCCAGAAGCGACTTCAAGGTAAGAAAAATCGTCGTATCGTGTTGATAGCAGATGAGTTACAAGATTGTTCGGCTTCTATAATTAACGAGGCGGTGTGGGGGTTCAAAGGAGCGCAAGAACTCTATATTGTGGGCGCTGGCAACCCATCCTCCATCTTTGACCCCCACGGGAAGTTCTGCGAACCCATCAAGGGGTGGATGAGTGTGGACGAGCAAACCCCGAATTGGAAGATACGAGTAGCTGGTATTGAGGGGGTTTGTATCAGGTTTGATTCAGAAAACGACAACCCCAACCAACAATCCTTCGATGCTGGCAAGGGACTCCGTTACCCATTCCTACCCAAGCCAAACGATGTGGCATTGGCCAAAAAGGAACTCGGAGAGCTAAACCCGCAGTATTGGAGAAAGTTTCGGGGCTTCTGGCCTCCCGCAGACGCCGATGATTCCACGATTGTGTCAGATATCCTACTAGCTCGTCACGGGGCATTGGATAAACCCATCTGGGATGGAACCCCGAAAGATATAGCTGGAATTGACCCTAGCTACACCGAAGGAGGAGACCGCTTTGTTTTCACACACATGAAGTATGGGAGGCTGATCAGCGGCAAGTGGGCGATAGCTGTCGAGAAACAGTATGTCCTCAACCGAAGGGCGGGATCTCAAGAGGACTTCCAATACGAGATGATCCAGCAAATCCACGACCTATCCCTTAAATTGGGAATACCAAATCAATGGATGGGGGTGGATGCTTCGGCGGGTGGTATCTTCTGGTCAATCGGAGAACGAGAACTCCTAAAGGGTTGGCATGCAGTGAGTTTCGCAGGGGCAGCATCCGATTTGCCCGTCAGCGCCCAATACGCCATGAGGAACGAAGTCACGGGAAAACCCCAAGTTGGCAAAGAATTGTTTCACAATATGGCAAGCGAACTCTGCTTTGCCGCTCGCTACTTTCTAGAATGCGAACAACTCAAAGGAATAACCCCCGATCTGGCATGGGAGATGACTCAGAGAAAGTATGTGCGTAGGACTCGGAAGATTATTATTGAGTCTAAAACCGACATGAAAAAGCGGATAGGAAAGTCTCCTGACTTATTTGACTCTTTTGCAGTAGGATTGTTTGTCGCCCGCAAGATATTCGGAGCTATGGCTGGCAGCGAGGCGATTGAGGAAAAGAAACGGCTCAACAAAGAAAGCTTCAAGAAACTTAAACAGTCCTTGACTCTGAAGACAAAATGGTAGATTCTAATCTGAATTTTTATGGCCGAACTACCTATTGCCATTGCGGATATCTGTATATTCCAAGGCGCGACTTTTAACCAGACTCTTTTCTATGAGACGGGCGAACCTTCGGCTCCTGTCAACCTTGCGGGTTATACAGCCAAGATGCATATCCGCTCAAAGCCCGAATCCAAAGCACTAATCCTTGAACTATCGACAGACAATGGTAGAATTATTTTAAATGAGACTACTGGATCTATTAGGTTGTTTATTTCAGCGTCTGACACGGCATTGCTCTCGGTCTGTGATAAAGCCGTATATGACCTTGAGCTTACTACAGGGGCCGTCACAACCCGCATTCTACAAGGTAACGTAATTATTTCTCCAGAGGTAACCCGATGAGCAAAATCTGTATTCCTATTCCTTCCTCTAGTGTTATCGGAGTTTCCTCAACCCCGATACAAACTCCCAGCGTCAACATCCTTCGTGTTGAGCCATCGATTACAGGCTTGGATGGTGGTGGAGCAACCAATCTTGACAGCTTAAATACCGTCAGTGGAACCTACGCTGTTGGTATTGTTATCTTTTTGGTTATCAGCGGACTACCAGCCATATATCAATTAACTGAGGGTACTGACTCCGAAAATCTACCATTTGTAGTTCGACCCAATGACTATGATAGCCAAACAGGAACCAAGCGGGTTTGGAAGCGATTAATGTAAAAATGAAACTTATTCTCTCACTTATTATCGGAGGAGCTTTGGTTGTTTCGGGCTTCGGGCAAACTCGCAATGTTCTTGTTGGAACTAATAACACAGTGGTTCAGCCGACTAACTTCTGGAGCGTTGATGCATCCAATGCCCGCGCAGGACTTGGTCTTGGAACCGCTGCTACCAACCCCGCAACAGCCTTTCAGCCTTCTAGCTTATCTCTTAGTAATCTTGCTTTAAGTAATGGTGGATCTTTAACTAATTTGAATTCCACAAATCTTGTTGGACAAATATCAAGCTCAAACCTTCCAACAATTGAGCTTACAAATTTAAGTGGAGTTCTTGGAATTATTTCTGGAGGAACGGGGGCAACCAATGCCGAAACAGCCAGAACAAATCTTGGTCTTCCTTGGTCTGGGCTGACTAATTCCAGTGCTTCTACATTTCAAACTGCGTTATTTGGAACTAATACCAATCTAGTTTTGGTAAACACAAGCGGAGTTGTTGTGAGTCCGACAAATTTTTGGGCAAATTCTCCAATTTCAACAGTAGTTCAAAGCTTTACAAATCTCGTTTCAAGCGAAACAAACACCGTTACAAATAGCAGAGATCTTTATGTCTATAGCAGCAGAACAAATATTTCTGGAGTCGTTAGCACAATCCAGCTTCCGACCAACGCATCTTCTGGTGACATTGCAACAGTTGTTCATCGCGGATTAACCAATTCGACAACAGCTATTAGGCAGCAGGGAGAAATAACAAACCTAATAAGCATCAGTAATTTCCAAGAAGCTGCAAAATTTATTTACACAACATCTTGGAGTCTTTTGGAAAACCAAGCATTTGCCAATCCTGTTTATTTCTCTGGAACAAACGCAACAGCCAATGCGGCGGCAAGCAGAACCAATTTGGGTTTGGGTGCGACAAGTGAACCAAACTTTCAAAGCATTGAGCTAATCGAAGACACCAATAGTTTTACGATTAGCGCATTTGCTGGGGTCAATCGCACCAACCTCGGCCTCGGAGCCACATGGCTCACCAACACCAATGTCACGAATTTTAGGACGGCGATTGGGTTGGGGGCGACGAATGATGTTACGTTTAGAGCAATTCAGACTGAAGCAATTTATTTTAGTGGTGATAGTATAATTTATTCTGATGGTTCTGATTATTTATATTTTACCAACGATTTAATTACGGCGTGGAGGCCCATTTCTTTTAACAGCGCCACCAACGCCGCCATCACCCGCACCAACCTCGGTCTTGGATGGTCTGCGCTAACAAACAGCAATACTGGAACTAGATTGGTTTCCGTGGACTCCAATGGATCTGTGGTAAGCCCGACAAATTTTTGGCAATTAGCCCCCATTTCTTCCAATTTGCTAACCATTGTCCAGACATTTTCTCCGAATACCAATTCGACAAATGCCACAACCAACGGAAGAAATGTCTACGTATATTCTTTGTCTACCAATGTTTCTGGAGTTACCAATACCATTACACTTCCCACCAATGCGGCAACACTAGCTGGTGACACTGTTACCGTAACCCATCAGGGATTAACTAATTCCACAACAGCAATTAGGAGGTTGGGTGAAACAAACAATTTTATCACTATCAATAATCTTGATGAGGCTGTTAAGTTTATTTACGAAAATGGAGATTGGGTGTTTTATCACAACATTAGTTTTGTGGAACCAATTCGATTTTCTGGAACAAACGCAACAGCCAATGCGGCGGCAAGCAGAACCAATTTGGGGTTGGGTAGCACCAACTTTGTAACATTTGGAAATATTATTGTTCCTAACTCAACAAATTATAATCAGTTTGGGAAGATTCTTATTTTAGATGAGGGAATTATAGATTTTGATGGAACTGGGTATATTTATAATTTTCCATCTATTAATTTTGCAAACACTAATGAAGCTGCTATCACCCGCACAAACCTCGCACTCGGATCAACCAACGATGTCACATTCAGCAATGTCGCCGCTTCAGGATTTAAGTCTGGAACAAATTTTTCCGCTTTTGTTGTCGATTCACCGATTTCTGGATCGTTTCAGTTTAAAACGACAAACACAAATGACGGTGCTGTTTATTTACAAAGCTACACAAATTCCGCGTTGCACAAATCTGCTATATTGGGAATTCGTGGTGATGATATGTTTTTACAAAGTTCTTCTACAAATGTTCGCGTAGAAACTACTCAAGGAGATCTTGGGAATTTAAACGCTAACACAATAAGTGTTTCAAATGCATCAGCCACCCGCACCAACCTCGGCCTTGGCCAAACCAACGATGTCACATTCAGCAATATAACGGCATCTGGAACTCTGACAGCTACTGGCACTGTGACGGCAACCACCAATCTTGTGGTTAATGGGTTTGTAGACTTCTCCACCAACCACACCAACGCGACACCTGTGACCCCGAATACACCAGCTAGATGGCTGCAAATTCGTGTTGGAACTAATGTTTTTTATATTCCAGCCCATCAATGACCAACTACTGGAGACTTGAGAGAGATATTGAAATCGTCCAAGGAAAAACATGGACGGCGAAGTTTCGTTATCTGACCAAGTCTTGCAAGGGAAAGTCTAACGTCCCAGTCAATCTTACTGGCTATGGGGCAAATATGGTTATTCGTGAGTGCGCCAAGGATAGTGCTACATTGCTCACATTGACCTCTGGAAGCGGGATTACGCTTGGCGGAACCGCTGGAACCATCGAAATAGAAATAACTGCCACACAAGCAGCAAATTTAACAGCAGGAGACAATGTCTACGAAATCGAACTTTATTCTGGCTACACCTATATCGCGTTCGCAACTGGCAAGGCCAAGGTCTATCAGGAGATTGCCCGATGAGCCAAGAAGTCATTGAGGTAACAGAGAGGGAGATTGAGGTTATTGAGATCGTTGAGCGCGGCCCCGCTGGGCCTACTGGCCCGCAACCCGATATCAACTATGAGGTAGTTTCAAGCGCCCGAACCCTAGAAGCAGCAGACCTTATAGCTGCCGATACATCTGGAGGGGCGTTTACTCTTACTTTGCCAGCAAACCCAAGTAATGGTGATGCGGTAGATATCTTCGACTTTTCTGATACTTTCGACACCAACAATCTGACCATCGCCCGAAACGGAACAAAGATTGAGGGAATTGAAGAGAATTTAGTATGTAACATCGAAGGAGCTTACTTCACGATGATCTACACGGGGGCTACCCGTGGATGGCAGATTCTTCCGCGCTATGGCACTTCTGGCGGTGCTGGAGAATCCACGCTTACCACAACTGGCGATATGCTTTATCGGGCTACGGGCGTCAATGCCCGACTCCCAATTGGAACAGCAGGACAGGTTCTTAAAGTAAACAGCGGAGCCACGGCCCCCGAATGGGGAACCATCTCCACAGCACCCAGCGGCCCCGCAGGCGGAGACCTTACTGGAACTTATCCTAATCCAACCTTAACTACTACGGGGGTTGTCGCTGGCACTTATACCAAGGTCACCGTTGATGCCAAGGGACGGGCAACCGTTGGAGCTTCCGCGACCCCGACAGATATCGGAGCAGTCCCGACATCCCGAACCGTCAGTAGCGGTGCGGGATTGACGGGTGGCGGAGACCTCACGGCAGACCGCACACTGGCAGTAAGCTACGGAACAACGGCAGGAACTGCCTGCCAAGGCAATGATGCGCGGCTTTCGGATGCGAGGACGCCGAGTTCAACGCTGGCTCATGCGGCCAGTCATGCGGCTGGAGTTAGGGCCGAATTTAAAGATATACCCGCAGGAGCCACCACGCCCGTTCTTGTTCGCGCAAACGCCGCTGGAACCGCAGGCAACAGCATCACGCTTACATTTAATGGCTCTCAGTCGGTAAGTAACCGACTGTCTGCGTGGAACTCGGCCAATCCATCTAACCAAGCAACTTTAATTTGGGGTGACGAAGAACAAATCCCATCCAATGGCGCGGACATTACACTTTCTGGCGGGACTGCTGGCGGATCAGACCCAATTCCGTCTTTTTCTCAACTTGCCGTTAATGATGGCAATGATGTTTCATTAGTTTCGCTAAACGGCGCATCAAGCAATATCATTGAATTTGAATCAGGAGAGCTAACATTTCAACATACTGGCGGCAATGGTACTCCCTACATTTCCGTTACGGACGAAAGCAACAATGAGGCGTTGCTTGGTCTTCGTGCGGGCGAAATGTTTTTGCAAGGAAGCAACCCCGATGTCCGCATTGAGCAAGGCGGCGGCGGGCTTGCCAACATCCTCATGGCAAGCGCCAAACTTGTTGACGATTTAGGCTTTGACGAGCAAGGGCCATATACTGCGACAATAGATGTTCAAGAGCAGCTTACAGATGACGTAACCCTCACGATCCCCGACCAGTCGGGAACTATCGCAGTCGTTACAGACATCCCAACCACCGCAGGAGATGTTGGCGCGGTAGCGGCAGGAGCCATCACCACCAGCGGCCTCACGCAAGCCACCGCCCGCATCCTCGGAAGAACGACAGCGAGCACAGGTGCCGTCGAGGAGATCACAATCGGGTCGGGCTTGAGTCTGTCGGCGGGGGAGTTGTCGGCAACGGGATCGGGCGTCACCGCAGTCGGCGCATCCACCGCCGATGTGTTGAGCGTGTCGGGGTCTGATCTGGTTGCCGATGACCCGAATGCCGACCGCATCGTTTTCTACGACGATAGCGAGGGCAAGTGGCGCTATCTGGAGGCGGGATCGGGGTTGTCGATTTCGGGCACGACCTTGACGGCTACGGCCACAGGCACCATCGGCGGCGGCACAGGCTCCACCGACAATTCTATTTTGCGGAGTGACGGCACGGGGGGCAGCACGTTGCAGGCCAGCGGCCTTGTCATCGAAGACACAGTGACCGCTTTCACAGGCATCACAGGCGATGCGGGCACCGATATTATCACCGCCACAGGGTCGGCCTTCGCCAACGGCCAGCGAGTGCGCTTTACCTCCCTCACTGGAGGCGCGGGGCTTAACACCACGACCAACTACTTCGTCATCAACGCCAGCGGGGCGACTTTCCAGTTGTCCACCACGGACGGCGGGTCGGCATCGCTCTTCACGACCAACATCACGGCGGGCACATTGCTCACGGGCCATGCCGTGCAAACATTGGTGCGCGTGTCCAATGTCGCCAGCGATACCAATTCGGCGCTGGTTTTAAGCCCAAAAGGCGGCGGGGCGTTTGTGTTGGGGCCGCAGCCTGACGCAAGCAGCAGCGGAGGAAATGCGCGAGGCGTCAGCGCCGTCGAGCTTCAAATGGTTCGCACCTCGGCAACTGCCGTTGCGTCAGGCGAGCGGGCGTTCATTGGGGGAGGCGCAAATAATACAGGCAGCGGGCCAGATTCGGTTTGCTGCGGCGGCACGGGCAACACGGCAAGCGGATTCTTGGCGGGCATATTTTCTGGTCGCAACAATACGGCCAGCGGCGACCGCTCAATGGCGGCGGGCGATGGAAATACTTCAAGCGGAACCAACAGTTTTGCTTTGGGGCAATCGAACACGGCTTCAGCGACCAACTCGGTGGCGCTTGGCGAGCGATCTGTTTCGGATCGGCGCGGTTTGTTTGCCCACGCATCTGCAAATTTTGCCGCCAACGGTGACGCCCAAAGAATCCGCGCCGTCCTGCGCTGCAAGACCACCACCAACGCCGCCGTAGAAATGGCCCTCGACGGCAGCGCGACTTATTTGACGATCCCCAGCGGCAAGGTCATTTTCTGCAATATCAAGGTGGTCGGCGTGAAGTCAGACGGCTCCGTAGTCGCCACCTACGAGCGGCAATACGCGGCCAAGAATGTGGCGGGGACGAGCAGTGAAGTGTTTGCGCCAGTAACTATCGGCACGGACAACGCCTCATCGACATCTCTGGAAGTCGCAACGGTGGACGCAGGCGACTACATCCGCATCCGCCCAACTGGAATCACATCCGAAACATGGCGCTGGGTCGCCAGCGTGGACGCCGTGGAGGTCGCTTATGGAACCTAATCAAATGTTCACAGTCGGCCTTGTGCCCTCACAGCAACTCGTCAGCCTGCTCACCGATGACGAGGGCAACTGGCGCGATGTGCCAGAGGGGCAGACGGTTGTGCCGCTGGTCAAAATCCCGAAGCCCGAACAAGGCGCATGGGAGCCGAATGTTGTTTGGCTTGAGGATCGCGTGGAGCGGCAGTGGGTCGCGGGGACTCCTGCGCCTGTGGCGACGATCACCGCCGAACAAGCCGTCAGCCAATACTTCAGCGCCTACCAGATCGCCGCCCTGCAAGAGCTTCGCATGGCCCTTGCTCAAGCAGGCAAGCCCCTCGGCCCGAAGATGACCGCCGCGAAGACATGGCTGGAAACCGTCATGCTTTCATGGGCCGCGAACCCGACACCCGCACCAGCGGGGTCTTTCGGCGTGCCGCAGGCGAGCTTTGCGGAGGCGAGTGGGGAGGCTGTGGCGGGGTTGCAATCAGGTCAAAATCCTGAAACATAATAGTAGCCCCAAATCCCGAAACATAATACAATACATATTTCATGGCCTCCCTCTCTGCATATTACCCATTACCAGTAGTAGCTGGCACCACCGCAGGAACCTATGCGGAGGGAGACGATGCTGCCTTCAAGGTGGGGTCAGATGACATTGAGATCACCAATGCGGCCAAGGGGATTATCTTTCGGGATTCCAATGGGGTCAGACGCCGACTCAGAGTAGACACAGACGGAACCCCGCTAACAGAGGTATTACCATGATGAAGAAACTAGCACTTACACTTTTATTCGGGATTCTGGGAGTCGGGGTCTATGGCCAGACGATCAAGAGTCTGGGGTATAACACAACCAACGGTCAGGTGGTTTATAGCGGCACGAACACGCTCACGTTCTTAAAAAACATTCAGATCAAAGGATCTGACACCACCAATATTCCAACATTGTTTTGGCAAACTTCAGATGGGGTTGGAGATGGATCTATGTTGGCATTTTCTCGTCGCCATGCGACAAATCTGTGGTTTGGTATCAATCAAACCAATTGGTCACAGGGCGCGTGGGGGCAAAACATTCAGCCAACTGCTGATGGAAATGATTTTACACGCAAAAACACCAACTTTGGCTCAGTGGCGTTAGTGTTGGAGAACGAATACAATTCCGAACAAAATACAAATAACCCTGCGCGAACTGTCGCGGAAATGTATTTTGATGTGACGGATATCTCTGGACAAAGAACCCGTCCATTGATGTTTGTTGGCAGTCAGACAAACTCGGCTCTTGGTTGGGGGTATTCAGTTTACCCGTTGACCATAGGTGTAACCAATCTAGGTTGGAATGCGGCAAGCGCATTAAAGGTAGAATTCAATAATGCTGGCGCAGGCGGCACAGCGGTTATTGCAAACATGGCAACAAACGGTGGTAGTTATGCAGAACTTCAATTTGTTAACTCTGCCAACAGCACTATCTTTTATGCAAAACAGAACAAGTTTGAAATATACGGAAACCATTCACCGTCTTATCATATCTTACAGGCTGTTACTAATGGCGTGATCATCGGAGGAGCGTTTTCATCATCAGCAGCACAGCGAGTTCAACTCGGAGGAAATACCAGAATCGACGGCGCAATCAGCTTCAACGCCACGACAAACGCCGATACAACCAGAACCAACCTCGGCCTCGGCGGTGGCATCACCACCAACCGCACTTTTGTCTCCTACAACGGAACTAACTACACCACGAACTCCGTGACCATATCCAACGGGATCATAACTGGCTGGACACAGTAGACATAATAACCTAAACTCTTTAATTCAATGGCTTCTAACGGCAACGCAGAATTGGAAAATCTACCAGAAAGTGGTAGTCCCCCGAAAAAACGCATCAAATCATCTGATAGCCTTGTCTCTATTGCAGACAAGTATATCGAACAAGATGAGGATGCGGCATATCTTCGGGCGCGGGCGCAAGCCCTAGTCAATGGAGAAGCCCCCTACGATGCCGAAGAATTAAAATCCAAAGGACTGACCCATGTGGTCAACGCCAACTTCGGGGAAGCTAATGCCATCATGGAAGCGGCTTTGGCCCCATATATTGAACTCCAGAACGGGGTTCCTCGCATTGCTAATGTCGTTATGGACTCCTATCAAGGGGACTCCAATGAAGATTCCGAAATTATCTCTGAAGAGTTTGACTGGATGCTTAAAGAGTGGAGTGATCATGCCTACAACATGCAACTTCTTTCCCGCGAGTTTGTGGGTGACGGGGTCGGAGTAGCTATGTGGCCAGACGAACGTTCTATCTTCTGGGAGCCTTGCGGTCTCAAAGACTTCAAAGTAGCCCGTGATACAAAAGTATCAGATGAGTCTATCGAAGTGGCTATCGTCCAACGCTCCATGAGCGTAAGCGAACTTTATCGTTATATCCGCAATCCTAAAGCCGCAAAAGAACTGGGCTGGAATCTTAATTCGGTTAAACAAGCTATTTGGAAAGCTTCTACCAAGCGCGATCAATGGAAGAACTACACTGCCCACTGGGAAGACTTTGAGCGCGAAATTAAAGAGAATGACCTTTATGCTGGTGAGTCAGCCTACCACCGCGCCCAACTAATCTACGGCTACAACCGCGAATTTGATGGCAAGTTCACTCAACTTATCGGTTCCCGCGATTCTTCGGATTTTCTCTATGAGCGTTACAGCCGTTATGGAAACGTGAATCAGTGCTTCGTTATCTTCACCTATGGAGTGGGACAAGGAACCTTCCACACAATTCGCGGACTCAAACAAAAGATTTACAACCAGATCCAGATTTCCAATCGCGTTCTTTGTCAATCAGCACAAGCTGCCATCACAGCAGGACTCATACAATTGCAGGGTGACGCCGAAGCAATCCAAGACTTCCAGTATATCGAAGTCGGGCCTTATACGTTCATACCAAGCGGACTAACCCCGATTCAACTTCAACCTCCTTCGATTGCCACTCAAGGTCTTCCTGTTTACAACCTGATGAGCCAAGTGTTGCAAAATAACACAGGTAGTTACCGCTCACGCCAAACAGGATCAGATGGTCAGGCCCGTTCTGCTACAGAGGTTGTTCAACAGGCTCGCCAAGAATCCACACTGAACGCCGCAGCACTGGAACTCTTTTACACCCCGTATAACAAGCTTTTGACCGAGCAATACCGCAGGGCTGTAAATCCGCTTCTAACCGCCAATGATAAGGGAGGACAGCTTGCTCTTGAGTTTCGCAGGCGTTGCGCCCGCAGGGGCGTGAGTGTCGAGCGTATGCGCCAGTTTCTTAAAGTCACAGCCTTCCGCGCCATGGGTGATGGAAGTCCCGTAATGACCGAAATGGCATCCAAGCAACTCATGGAGCTTTATTCCTTGATGGATGAGAAGGGCAAAGAAAACACTCTTCGTTCTGTCATCGCTGGCATCTCTGGTGTGGGTTGGCAAAAAGTTAATCTCTTTGTCTCCGATAAAGGCCCGCGCCGTACCATCGATTACGATATTGCCAATCTGGAAAACGGAAATCTTCGTCAAGGTATCCAGCAGATGGTTCACGACAGTCAAAACCATGCTGTTCATATTGAGGCTCACATCCCGATGATTGCCGAGATTATTGAAGCTCATCGTCAGCAACAGATGGCCGATGAGCAAGCAATGCAAATTCTTCGTCCTGCCGCCGACCACGTTACAGAACATCTTGTCTTGTTTTCTAATAACAGCTTTAGGGCGCAGGAGGTTCGCGAACTCAAGCGCCAACTCCAGAATCTTACGGCTTACATTGATGAGCTAGAACAACAAGTAATCAACCGCATGATGGCCCAACAAAGCCAAGCGCAAGAACAGGCCATTCAAGCTGGAGAGCAGTCGCAGGGGCAAATCGATCCTAAGATGGAGATGGAAATGCAAAAAGCGCAACTAAAGTTGGCCGAAATGCAGGAAAAGCGGATGATGAACCAAGAGACACATCAACAGAAGATGGAGACAATCCGTCAGCAGATGGCTCTCAATGACCTCAAGACCCGCAGTTCTATTCTGGAGAAAACCGCCAAACCCGCAGGCCGACCCCCTATGGCGGCACAGGCATAATTTTACTAGACAAAAACTAAACAATAGATAATATACACGATTATGGCCGAAAAGAAAAAACCTTGGGATGATTGGATTAAGGGAGCAACCATGGCTCTTGGCCCCGCAGGAGTTGCCGCTGCTAGACTTGGCAGTATGGCTATCAATAAAGTAAAAACAGACGCCAGAAACGAGGCTCGCGCAATGAGCTATCCAAAACGAGAGACAACTTATTCTCGCACACCCGAAGAAAGCCGTAAAAGAATTGAAGGCATGATGTCTTCTCCTAATTTTGGCAAAGTTAAGGCTCCCGCAAAGAGCGGAAGCATTGGTCGCGAAAGTGCCGAAAAAGCCCGCGATAATCGCCGTCAATACGAAGAGTGGAAAAAGAAAAGCAAGAAATAGATTTTCTATAAACAGCACCACCAATAAGGTGTAGCTATTTTCTTAATGGATTGGACAGATCAAGATGCCCGCGAGTGGGCTAAGACATGGGCGATGCCCCATATGCAGAAGGGGCTTAAATTTATCTCCAAACGGGTTCGACCGAAACGGAGTAGCAGTCCCGTGGCCCAAGGGTTCGATCTGTCGCCCGTGTTTATTAAGAGCGCGGGTTTTTATGAGGGCAGTCAAGAGGTTATGGATCTCATTGAAACTTTGGGTTATGGACAGGTAAATAAACCTAAATTTGACTTGCCAGAACCCTTCTCTCATATAACTTCAGAAGAAACTAACTAATATAACTTATGGCTAATATACTCAACTCTGCCCTTACGGGTGATGCGGACTTTGCAGGAACTGTTTTTGGAACGGCTAATGTCGAACCAGCCCCAGAAGCTCAACCCAATGAAACGCCCGAAACACAAGAGCAAGAGCAACCCGCAGCCGAAACCCCAAAAGAGGAAACTCCCAAAGCGGAGAAAAAAACTCCCGTTAAGGCGGAAACCAAATCCAAGTCCACCAAGGAAGAGGTAGAGAAAAAGGTTGCAGATATTACCAAAGAAGTCTCTTCCGAGAAGACCGAAGAGAAATCAAATGAGAACACTTCAGAGGATGATCTTCCGATCAATCCCCACTTCTCCGACAAGCCTGTTTCCGATAAACCTGAAGGAGATGATTCCGAGAAAGGAATCTCAAGTTGGAAAGAGATCAAAGGTGAAATGAAAAAAGCCCGCGAAGAGCGGGATCGCCTGAAGGCCGAACTGGAAGCCACCAAAGAGAAGGTTGGTAAGTATGAAGGGGAAACGGTCAAGACCCTCCAAGAAGAGCTTGAGGCTTACAAAACTCGCATGGCAGAGCTTAATCGCGAGCTAAAGACCGCAAACTTTGAAAGAAGCCCCGAATACGTCGAAACAATTAAAAAGCCCCTGAGTGGCCTCCAAGGTGATTTGAAGGCTATTGCAGAAGCCAATGACGCCGACTTCTCCAAACTTTGGCAAGCCCTAACAGAGCCAGATGCCCGCAAGCGTATCGACTCTCTGGAAGACCTGACGGCGGACTTCAAGCGCATGGAGCAGTTGTCCATCGTCAAGATGGCCGATAAATACCATGAGTTGGCCCAATACCATGAGCGGTTCCAGAAAGAGGCGGAATCCCTCGCAGAGGCCGAAAATGCTCGTAAGGCCCAATCCGAGCAGGAGTTTATTGAGAATGACCTCCGCCTCCAGAAAGCCTTTACAGCCAAGACATGGACAAATCTGGAAGACCGCTACAGCTTCCTCCAAGAAATCGACGGGCAGGATGATTGGAATAGCCACATCCGCGCAGCCAAGAAGAATGCTGCCGAGACCAATCTGGATCGTTTGAGCGTCGAAGACCGCAGTGCCATCCTCGCACGGGCAGCAGTAGTCCCCTTCCTTGAGAGCGCCATTAATCACTATACGGCCCAGACCGAAAAATTAAGCGCCGAAAAAGATGCTAAGATCAAAGAACTCCAAACCCAGCTAGAAGGTCTAGTCGGGGCCACCCCCAGCTTGGGCAAGGCCACCGAGACTGATGTTAGCGACGATGATGAAGATGTTGATAGTCTGATGAACTTTGGCAAGACGATTCTTGGTCGGCGCTAAAATTCTGCTATTGACAAATTTGTGCAAATGTAATAGCTTGCACCCAAGACTGAAGTCTGAGTTGGTCGCAGACACCTCGCTGGCGGGTTAGCGCCTTCAAAATTTGTAGCCGTAAATCTCTGGTCGCGGCCCAGAAACTCAACCGATAGATGGGCATTCTATGCCCTGAAATCAAACCTAACCCTTAAACTAAATAGAAAGAAACTAAAACTATGTCAGCACCAAATGCTGCTTCCGTTACATGCGAAAGTATCAATGACAATTTCCAGAGAGAGACTGGACGTATTGCCCTTGGCACCCATCGCTTGGGTCTGTATAAAGACCCTTATCTGCGTTTTGTTACGCAGTCCGCATTCCCCGACAACATGGGGAAAACCATCACCAACACCATCGCCCAGCGCACGGTTGCCACAGGCAGCGGCTGGGAGGAAATCGGTGTGACGGGTGAGTCTGGTCAGGACAACTCCTGCTTGGCTCCCGTCAAGAAAGTCGGCTACGCCTTCGATCAGAAGACCTTTTCGCTCCGCCATCAGGCGATTGAGTCGGATTGGATCTGCTTGGAAGACGTTCGCACTTCGGCTTTCCCGATTGACGATGTCAACAACTACATCAAAATCTTGGCCGACAACGTCAACGTTGAGTGGATCAAGCGTTATGATGACGATTACTATGCCACGGTGACCAAGATCTCTGTCGAGGCTGGCCTCGCTGAGACCGCTGGTTCCACCTTTGGCTCCCTGCCGAATCCTACCTCCGTCCTCACGGTTGGTGTCCTTCGCGAACTCTATGACCGCCTCTACCAGAACAACGCTGGTGATGACGGTGATGCGGTGACTGATGACGGTTCGCCTGTGTTCAACGTGTTTGCCGAACGCGCCACGATTGAGAACCTGATCAAGCTCAACGAAGATGTCCGTCAGGATATCCGTTACAGTGATCGCGTTAACGATCTGCTTGGTGCCAACGGCTCCTCGCTCCTGCCCAAGAAGGCTTACGGTGGATTCGTCTTCCATAGCCGCCCGTTCCCGAAACGTTTCAACGATGACGGTGCTGGTGGTTATACCGAAGTTGCCCCGTATATCGCTGCCTCTGGCGCGGTCAAGGGAACGAAGTATATCATCAACCCCGCCTACAAGGCTGCGAAGTATACCTCCACGGTTATCTTCCATCCGAAGGCCGTTGAGTGGCTCGTCCCGAACCCGAACCTCAAGGTTGGCAAGCTTGTCTATGATGCTCAGAACTATCGCGGAGACTTCCGCTGGATCAACGAGTACGACAAGAATTGCAACCCTGACAAAAACAGCGGTTACTGGCGGGCAAAGATGGCCTGTGCGGCGAAACAGATCTTCCCTGAGTTTGGATATTATCTGCTTCACTTGCGCTGCAATCTGGCTGGCGACCTCGTCGCTTGCCCGTCTGGCGCAGGCTACGGCTACCTCGCGTAATTAGTTAGTCTCTATTCATCAAGGCTTGCCTTGGAGTAAAATCTAAGGCAAGCTCTATGAGGAGAGAATAACTATTATGAAATTAACTATACCGACCGATTATACCTTGCCTGAAGATGTTGCTGATGGCGACACCTTTGAAGAGCTTGTGACCTTCCGTGTTGACGGAGATTCGCTGGTTCCCACTATGTTGGCTGGCGTCGAGATTGCGGCTGAAGAGGCCGAAGACGAAGACGAGATGGAGGACGAGGCTGCTGACGAAATGGAAGCTGGCGTGTCCCCTATGGCTGGCATGGGTGAGCGAATCATGGGCATGGCTTAAGCTGTAAGGGTTCCATAGACTATGGCCCTTCCAACTTTAAATGCTACTTTTGCTTCGGCGGCGGATCTGCCCCGAAGGATGATGCTTTCCCAATGGCTGGTAGGAGAAAAAGAAGAAGTAGCTGGGCCATCTAGTGTTTTGGTTTCTGGGGCGGGGTCTGATGAGGCTAATGGCACTTACACTGCGCGTGGTGAGGAAAATGGGAAGCCTTACTATAATTTGGTTGACGCTGCAAACAGTGTAACAGATTCTTCAATATATTGGACAACTGAACTCTGGAGAATAAACGACTCTGCTAGCGATACCTATTATGAATCGACTGAAGATGTTGAATTTCCTTGGTTAGTTGAAACATGGGAGCCATCTGATGTGGGGACTGGGCCAGCCCCCACAGTCACCGAAATCCCCGCAACCAATCCAATTGCCAATTACGTCACCCTCCCAGAACGCTACCTCTGGGCCAAGATTGCCGTAGCCGCAGGCGCACCGAAAGATGAAGCGGCTTATATTGGACTACCGAAACAATACGCTTGGAAAGATATTTATAATGCTGTTTCGGGGTCGAGCCTTGGCACTATCGACTGGAGCGAGAAGCAGGCTCTGGGCCATATCGCAGCAGCCTATCGCGGAGACACAGGCAATTCCGCCAACCTAGCCACCTACATCAACTGGCCTTGGCGTTACCAAGTTGCTGCAATTATTACTTCACTATGAGTATCGAAGAAATACCAAGACGCAGAGGTCTGGAGCGCGGAGTAAAGCTTACGATGAGTGAGTTGATTGCTGGGGTTGCTTTGATGGTTACTTTATTTTCGGCGCTCAATGGATGGGTTGTCTTGCCAGAACAAATGCGGTCTATCCAAGCTAATGATGCTAAACAGGATGCGCGGATTGAAATGATTAATAAGGAAAACCAAGAGAGATCTGAGACCCTAGCCCGCATTGACGAGCGCACAAAAAGAATCGAAGATTACTTGAAATCCAAAGGATTCTAGTCTAGCTTTAAAACCTATGAAATCATTCTTCACTTATCTATTCGGGGTTCCCGCCAAAATCTGGAGTTTCTATGCTCCCATCCTTCGTGAACTCTTCGTGGATGCCGCCGCATCCCTCCTGCCTCTCGCATTGGACATCGTCCGCGAGTTGGCTGACTCTAGCAAAACTGGGTCGCAAAAACGCGAGGCTGCTGTTAAAAAGCTTACCCAAGCGGCTCTTCGTAACGGCATCGATGCTTCCGAGTCCTTAATTCGTTTTACGATTGAATCGGCAGTTCAGCGCGTGAAGGTGGAAGAATAATCAAATGAAAGATAAAATCCTAGCATTCCTAGTCTCTAAATCTGGAGGCATCATCACTCCGCTTATCGCCATGGCTGTGGCGGCGGTTGTTTCTAAGCTCGCCATGATTGATCCCAAGTTGGCTGAGTCTGTTGATCAAGTCAGCCTCACAGGATTTATTGTTGCCCTTATTCTCTCCATTGTTAATTACGTTACTAACGAGATTAACGTCAGGGGGGTTAAGAAGATCCAAGCCTTGGTTAATACCGATGTAGACGGAGTTGCTGGCCCCGTGACCTATACAGAGGTTCGTCGGGCCATTGAGGTTCCCAAGGCTATGAAAGCCCGCAAGCCCGCCTGTAGCCGCAAGAAACGTCTGTGAAGCCTCTTTCCCATGAAGTCCTCAAAGCAATACTCGTCTCCGTCCCTCCCAAAGAAGATCGCAGAAGTTTCCTTGTCCGTTTATTCAGTTCCATCCGATTCTTCACCAAAGTCAAGCGGAGCGATGGGGGAAAGACTGCCGTCACCATCGGAGTCCGAGGTGGAACGGATTTCTAGGAATTGGGACATTGGACGCCGAGTCTGCAAATGGTAGATTGGAGAAATGCCGCCGTGTGGCAATTGATCCTGAAACTACTTGGGCTAGAATCAAAAGATGGCCAAGCGCCGTCCTTGCCGAGATTGCCATCCGAATCCAAGCAGAACTCAGCGCCAGAGCCGAGCGTTTCCGTAGCGCCCCAAAAAAAAGAAAGCCCCGCAATCGAAAGACTCGTTGAGATCGCATTGTCTCAAGTCGGAGTCAAGGAAGTTGGTGGTAATAACAAGGGTGCAAAGATTCGGGAATACCAATCTGCAACTACCTTAAAACCAGCAGCTTGGCCATGGTGCGCCGCCTTTACATCGTGGATAATTCGCGAATGGCTTAAAGACCCAGAGGTTGTTAAATGGCTCAATCTCAAATTACTGACTCCAGAGAAATGGAGACCTAAGACGGCAGCAGCATTTGGATATATCGAATGGGCCAAGGGTCGCCCTGCCACCACGAAGATTCTAACCGAAAAAGCCAAGCCCAAAATTGGAGACATCGTGGTGTTTGATTTCTCTCATATCGGCATCATCGTCAAAGTCGGAGAAAAAAACTTTCAATGTGTGGAGGGAAATACTAACCAAAAAGGAACCAGAGACAGTGATTCTGGGGACGGGGTTTGGCTTAAAACCAGAACGCCTTCACTGGTAAGGAATTACATCAGAATCCATCCATCAACAGTGCAATGAAAGACGAGGCAAAACCCCGCAAGAAAAAAATCTACCGCAAGCCCGAAAGCCAAGAATGTTATGCTTGTGGGTCAAAAAATCTTGAACGTTTAACAATTTCGCATGTCGGAGTAATTCGGATATGCAAAGATTGTCGAGAGCAACAAATCTGATTCTATGGCCGTCCACGACGAAAGGCTCCAAAAAGTCTTGGACAAGCTATCGAAAGATCTGGTTGAATATTTCGATTCTGGGTTTATTGTGGCCACATTTGAAGAGGGACAGGAAACAAAGAACGCCTTCATTAAGTTTGGCAATGACTACGCCATTGAAGGACTGGTCTCTAACATCCATGATATCCTTTACGGGCAATCGGAAGAAGATGACGATGATGACGATTTGGATGACGGTGATTTGAAAAAAGTTATCAAAGATCTCTAAAAAGATTGAACAATTTTGATAGACGCTAGGTCTATCCATTTCAACTAAACCAAAACACACACCAATGACTACAGTATATATTTGTGGGGCCATGAGGGGCATTAAAAATCTTAATCATCCTGCCTTCTTTGAGGCCGAAGAAAGACTCAAAGCCAAAGGATACAATGTCATCAATCCCGCAAGGATGGATCAGGAGTTAGGGTTAAATCCCCACAACTCCCAAATGGACAGCAAGTTTATTGAGGACTGTGCCCGAAGAGATATTGATGCGGTCTTTGAATGCGATGAGTTGGTTCTTATTCCCAAGTGGGAGAAGTCCAAAGGAGCCAGAGCGGAAGTTGCTGTAGCCCAATGGCTAGAAAAACCCTTGCGTCTCTACCCATCTATGGTTAGATTGGACAAAGAAGATGTGTGCGACATTGCCAAACGTCTTACTTCCTATGATCGCCAGACCGACTACGGAAGCCCGATTGAAGATTTTACCAAGCAAGCCAAGATGTGGGGGGCCATCCTTGGAACCAATGTGACCCCGCAACAAATCGCCATGTGCATGATTGCGGTCAAGCTTTCCAGACTCACCAACTCACCCCGTCATAAGGATAGTTGTGTAGACATTATAGGCTATGCGCGGTGTTTAGATCTTTGCAACCAAGCAACCTCTCTATGAGCAAAAAAATAGCAGTCCTTTCGGACTTTCACTGCGGCCATCGTGTTGGGCTTACCCCTACAGGCTGGTTGCCCGAAAAAGATGAAAACGGGGAAATCCCGCTCTGGGCGCAAATCAACAAAGCCCACTGGACATGGTATGCCCGCGAGATTGCGCGTAACGGCCCCTACGACATTATTTTCGTCAACGGGGATCTGGTGGATGGTAAGGGCAAGAAAAGCGGGGCTACGGAGCTTCTAGCCCCCGATATGGAGGATCAGGCGGATATGGCCGTAAAGATCATCCGTCAAATCCCGAAAACAAAGAACTGCAAGATAGCAATTTCAAGGGGCACTCCCTACCATGTGAGTTCCTCAGACGGAGAGGATTGGGAGAATGTTATCGCAGAACGAGTGGGAGCCACCATCTCCGACCAACTCTGGATTGAAGTCGAAGGAATCGTCTTCGATCTCAAACACCACCCAGCAGGAAGCGGGAGCCTCCCCCACACAAGGCACACGGGGGTAGCCAAAGACCGCCTCTGGAATGTATTGCTTACCGAAGAAGGAGAGCAGCACAAGGCCAACGTCTTGCTAAGAAGTCATGTTCATTACCACAACTTCTGCGGAGGAAGCGACTGGATCGCCATGACCACCCCAGCACTCCAAGGAGCAGGCAGCAAGTTCGGAGCCCGCCGATGTGTGGGCAAAGTAGACTTTGGATTCCTCACCTTCACCGTAGACAAAGGTTCATTCTCATGGAAACAACACATAGCAAAACTCGTAGAACAAAAGGCTCCGCTCCTAAAATTATAGTCCCTTCTTGGGATGATGTTTGGGAGTCTTTTAAAGACAACAGCGAATACACCACCATTGAGGCGATGAACGCTGATGGATGGAAGACAGTGGATCAAGTAATGAAAATTACTGGACTGTCCAATTCCCGAATTCGCAACATGATCAGCGAGGAGAAGTTTGATCGTGAAAAGAAAAGGGTCAAAGATGGAGGGACTATTAAAACAATGAACTTTGTCAGGCCAAAATGTTAGCACAAATCAAACAACTTAAAGTAAATATTGATGATCGTGGATGCTTGACTGAAATATTCAGGCTTACCGACGATCCCCATGGATTTGGGCAGGCATATATTACAACTTGCACACAAGGAGTAATTAAAGCTTGGCATCGCCATCAAAAGCAAATAGATCGCTGGTATTGTGTAAATGGCGCGGCAAGGCTTGGTTTATATAACAGCGAATCTGGAATTAACCAAACCATAATTCTATCATCTTTAGTTCCTATGCTTGTGACGATTCCTGCTGGAATATGGCATGGATTTACACCAGCTTGGGGATATCGCGAAACTGCCATTTTGAATATTGTTTCAAAGCCATATAATTTGGAAAATCCAGACGAAGATAGAGTCGGGCCTTATGAATTTAATTACAACTGGAACCCCGAATCACGATGATTGCTATAGCCACTTACGCAACTAAAAAGTATTTCTACTGTTGGAGATCGGTAGTTAGAAATATTTCGGCTGCTGCGTCCCACCACGAAGAAGCCCATTTTATTCTTGCCACAGATAAAAGCAAGGAATCCAAAGAAGCTATTGATGTAGCCCAATCAGAACTTCCAGACGGATGGAAAATTTCATCTATTAATTTAGATTTGAATGATTCCGAAGGAGAAAAATATAAAGAAAAAAGCCAAATGCTAATCACCTCTCTTCAAGGAGCGGCTTTTAGTCTGGCTAGAAAAATAAGAGCGACATCATTTTGGAGCGTGGAAAGTGATATGTTGGTCAGCGCAGAAAGCCTTCGCGTTGCAGAATGGGTATTACAGATGCCTCAAGCTGATGGAACTCCATACTATGATATTGCAGCGGTAACTTATCCCAATGGGTTATTCTTGGGCGGTTTTGGAACCCCGCAACATCCAATAGCTGAAGATTTTATTCCAGAGGAAAGAAAGCTTCCAAAGCGTCTTAAAAAAGCCATAAAGTCCTGCGAAGAAAGGTTAAAATCTTGCAAGGATAAATTAACTGGAGAAAAAGAATCAAAACGGATGCATCGTTTAAGGGAAAAAGTAAAAAAATATCCACCCGATGGAAATATTTGGGAGATTACGGCAAAATACGGATGGAGAAAAAGGGGGTGGATGGATTTTGCTTATCCAGCGATTGGCAGGGGATCCATTGTTCCGTCAGATTGGTGCGGACTTGGGTGTACGTTACTTTCGCAAAAAGCTTTGGCATTAGCTACATTCGATGGATACGATGGCAAGGGAACTCAAGATTTATATTTATGCTGGCATCGCTGGTATCCAGCGGGATTGCGTATTGCTTGTGTTCCACATGCGGTTTGTGATCATGTTAAAAGAAAATCAAAAAATGATACATCAGATGATCCAGATATTATTCACTATAAAGCGTTTCATGAACAAAATGGAGAATATTCAGGTCATCTCAGAACTATAAAACAACCATGGATTGCTCATTAAGGCAAATTAGTTGAGTTGCGGGGGGCAGTCCAAAGAATAGCCGTTTCACTTTGGTCTACGGTTGAGCGGAAATAAGTGATTGGCTCAAGCCATTCTACGCCTGATCCGCTTGTATAGGAAACAACTTGCTCGCTATGGGAAACAGTGTCTCCGTTCGATTTGAGGTAAATTCCGCGAGGAATAGTTACAAGCAAGGTTTCAAATTCACCAAGCACCCCGCTAAACCCCGCCAAATTGCGCGTTGAGTTGGTTTGCTCCATTCTAGCGTCTCCCTGTGGCTGCAAAGAAAATGTAAAGGACGAACTAGTTTCCGATCCGCTTGATGTTGTGGTTGTAGCCGATCCGTTTAATCCGCTGAAAGACGCTGTTCCGATATTGTCAAAGTCGGGATATTCAGAATCTCCATAGGTTGAGAAAACAGCAAAAGAAACGGGCTTTGCCGTGCTGACGCCGCGAGAAGCAAAAGCATAAGCATCATCGACAAATAGAGTTTCGTCCAATCCGTTGGCGGCGTAAAATCCCGCCACGCTATTTTGCGGAGTTCTGACGCCATACTTAATTTCTACAACACGCGACACCGAGCCGCCGCTTACCGTAGTCGCTTGCCCATGCAACATAAGCATGGCCGTTATGCCCCTTACTTCTTGTGTGCTTTGGCTAATGGGGTTTCCGACGACGACTTGTGTATCAGACAGCGCAGAGCTTGTTGTCCAAGTTGATGTTGGCGCTGCCGCAGAAGTCGTGGTGCTGCCGCTTGTGACCCAAGCATTGTCTTCGGCTTTAATTGTCCGAGATGTTTGCCGAGTATATGTCCTGTCGCATTGCAGTCCGTAAAACGTGTCGTTGGCTTTGAACAAACTTGTGCCTAACTGCGTGGCTGTTTTTGTAAACGCTGCGCCAAAAACATTGGAGGTAAATACCGATGTTGTTCTGTTTGAGGCCGTCGTTCGCTGCGTTTCTGTTTGCCCATTGCTGGTCAGTTGCGGGATTGCAAATTCCGATGTCACATAAGTTGTTTCTGTTGTGGTGTTTTGTCCGCTGACAAATGCAAGATTTTGAGTTGAGCTTACGTTAGTGTGATCTATTTCCGATGTAGCAGATTTGGCAACGACTGAATAAGTCATTGTCTGCGTATCGGGATATAATGTTGTGCGCGTAGTGCTGGTTGCAGTCACACTAGCCGCACCTGTTGCAATCTCGTCTGAAATCAAACTCTGGTCGGCTACCCATATCACATTGGCGTCCGTTGCGTATCTGGTGTTGGCTTGGTAAACTGTGGCGGCAGCAACATTGTTCAAGTGAGAACCCGTGGTAGTTATGGTGTCTATTTCCACAGAGTGCGTGGCCGATGTAGTTCTTTGGACGGTGCGCGTTGTCGTAATTGTGGCTGTTGTTACAATGTCGCTTGACGCGCTTGGATTTGTTGTCGTGTAGACAACGTAGTTTTGTGTCGTTGTAGACGTTCCCGTAGATGTGCGTTGGGCTGTTGTTGTGGTCGAGGTTTGAGACGCGACAGTTCCCAAAAGTGTCACGTTTCGAGTAATGCCAGTGACACGAAAGTAAGAATTTAGCCCAACGTCTTCAACGGTGCTATTGGTTGTCCCGCGAATAGTTGTGGCAAGATATGTAAAATCAACTCCAGACTGATCTTGTATGGTTTGGCTCCAGTTTGCCGTTCTAAAAGTGCTTTCGTTTCTTCTAACTCCAAGCGCCGAAGAAATCGCTGGGACGCCCAAAGCTCCTTCGTTGTAGTTTTGCAAAAACAGCCCGCCACTGCTGTATACGTTTGTCGAAGCGGTGCTTGACGTTACAGGCTCAACGCTAATTGTCCACGAGATCATGGACTATTGCAGCCGATACCAGAAAACATAAGGGGATTCTCCAGCTTGTGCCGCTGGGGATTTAGTTGTGGTCAATACAAGTGATGGACTTGCTGGTATATTTCCTTGTGTAGCAATACGGAACCCAGTATTACGAAACAGACCAAACAAAAATTCAACGGGAGATTCAACAGAAAACTCATTGGCTTCTTGGGCTTGTGGTTCTGATGTATCAATGTCTATTGTCGCTGAAGTAACATTTCTTCCGTCTGTTTGAACAATTACCTTTCCATAATAAAGAGTATCTTTACTGCAAGTAAATTCATCATCCCAGTTTTGTGGCAAAATCCCACTAATTGTTCCAGCCCTAACTTTAACATCAAATGACGATTCTTCTGTTTTGACTATATAAATATCCCATGGATTTAAACTGGATGCTGTAGCAGATGATGGTATTTCTGGTTTAAATTTTTGTAATCCATTAAACGGCTGAATTGTTTCAAAATTAATTGGAGATCCAATTTGAATTGAGCCATTTTCATCAGTGTTTGTTTTTGTGTTTTTTGTTGATTGTATCGCGCTATTAATAGTCTGATCGGCCAACCAGCCGCTAATTCTTCCAGAAGATTGAGATCTTTTTATTTCTCTAGTTATTTTACGACCAAGTGGCCCGCCACTTGCCATAGACTGTAATAAAGCTTCTTGTCCAGACCGTGTAGAAAGAATTGAAGACGCTAAACTTTTTTGTTCCCGTCTTTCCTTGTTGCGAGCGTCAACTTCATTTGCTCTAATATCTGAACTGAATTCCATAATCAAGCAAAAACAGAAGCATCAAAAACAACAGCCCTAACCAAAAACCAATCAAATTTGTATGGCTCCACAGATGTGCTGATTATATATTTTCCAGACTTTGGAACATCTGTTTGTTGCGTTGAACCGATTGTTAATGTGTCTGAAATTGTAATACTGTGTGTAAGTGTTTTTGTTTGATTTACGGCAGGCAATATTTCTCCGTTAGATGTGGCCAATCCTTCATAGCTTAATTCGATTGATCCAGAATCATTACTTAATGTTTTTGAAAGATTAAGAGTTTTTTGTGGTCGCAAACATGTTGGTATATTTATAATAACAGGAATTAATGATTTTTTATAATCCGTTTGAGATTCTTTTGTTGGCTGGAATCCCGTATCACCTCCAGAAGTAAAAGAAATAGCCCTACCTATTCCAACAGAAATGTTTTTTGTTTCGGATATTCCATATACTGTTCCAACAAAAGATTCTGGTTTGAACACTGGCCAATTTCCCACTGCTCCAACCCTGCTTTTAATAGAGTCGCTCGTCAAGTTGGATTTTCTCAAAAAGAATATATGAATATTTGCTGGAATATTATTGCCCCAATATTCTTTAAATATTATTTCAATTTTTGGAACTAACGACAGTGTTGAAGATATTGATCCATTGTCTCTTTGTGCTAAAGAATCAAAAGATCCTGAAAGTCCAGAAGAATCAAATTCACTTTCCCCCAAGTTCTTTTCTTCCTGCCATCCTGCAATTTTAATATCAGAAAGAACTCTTGGTGTATTCACATCTACAGATGAAGGAATAACTATAGAAAAGTCTCCAAGTATAGAGCCTAATGCGGCTAGGTCATATTGCCTGATTAGATATTTGTCATCACCAAGTCCCTGAACTTCAATATTTGATCCAGTTACAACAGTGGAAGATATATATTCTACAAAAGGAAGTTGAATTCCCCAACTTTCGTCAAGATCTGCGTTATTTATTTGTTCGTAATTTTCTTCTCTTTGCAGTGTAACAGATTGAACAGTGTGAGCCGTAAGCCTTTGTTCTGATTTTAAAAATTGTCCATCTTCTAAAACTGGAATAGAAACAGTAGTTTGTTCTTTTGTTTCCTCCGTTCTATTGAGAGGGCTATTAATTCTGAATTTTTCAGGTATTGGATCGGTTTTTTGAACCGACAAAAGCTTAGAGTCAAATACATTATCAATCTCTGTTTTTCTTACTACATAGTTTCCATCTCCAAGAGCTTCGCTTTGAATGATTTTTTTTGCTGTTGGTTGCTCTGTTGTGTCTCCGCCTTGAAGCGTTTCTGTAATATTTGCAAGTTGCAAATCATTGTTAGTTGTTTTTTGTGTAAGAGTTCTTGGAAGTAATGTTTGATTTCTTGATGTTGATGATATACGCTTTACAAACTTATCTACTTGCTGTTCGCTTTTGGATATTTGCCCAGAAGACAAAATAGGAGTTGTTGCAGTTCCTTCTATGTTTGACTGTTCTGTGGTAGACGGAATAAGAACCCTGAACTTTTCTGGTATCGGATCTGGGCGCTCTGTTGAGAAAACTTTTGCGCTAAAAATTTCTGGAGTTTCAGTAATTCTTTCAATTATTGATTCGGCGTCTTCGCGTGAAACTTCAACTGTTTTGATTGCTGTTGGATTTGGCGGAACATATCCATCTGCCGCCTTTCGCTGCGTTGTTATAGTAACAAGTTGTTTTTCGTTGTCAGTTGCTTGCCCGATTAATTGGGGGCCGCTTACGGAATATTTTTCAACAATTTTATCAACAACCAAAGTATTGATGGGCTGATAAGATGTCTGAGTAATTATTCCGCCGTTATTAACAAGTGATCCCTCAAGACTTCCATCATCGTAAACAATCTGACTAATCCTTTCAATCGGGCCTTTGATTGGATCATAAACGTCCTCTCTGCGAACTGGGCCGTTTAATGTGTAAGTTGTTGTTACCTTGTATGATAGATATTCGTTGTACGCTTCATAACCAATCTGTGTTACTACAGGATCATTAAATTCAATTGATGCTTTTTCTTCCCCTGTCGGAACAAATAATTGCCTTCTTTCCTTAACAGCGCCAAGTCTTGGATCGTAAAAATCCCGATCTTTTATTGGGAATAGAGAGTTTTCATCTTCGTCGGTCTTTATAGACCAAATCTCTTCTATTTCTAGAGAAACAATGGCCGATCCGTCCCGCCCTTCATATGATATCTTTTTATCAGACGACAAACTGGCTTGCTGTCCTTCATTTTTAACCGCCCTCCGCCGTCCCTGAACTGGCCCTAAATCGTCATCATAGCGGGTGAACGGAACCCAAGGAGCGGGCAAAATTTCGTAAACGTGGGTAACTCGTTCATCTCCGTTGGTTGGATTGGAGCCTGTAAAGACATGGTTGGGATACCGCTTGGAGTCTGGATGCGGACTTAGATCTTCTGGAACCCGATATCCCGCAACACGAGGATCAAGCCTCAATCCTATTACAGGAAAGTCCCGATCATTTGCCGCATAAGAAATAACGTAGGAACGATTTAAAGCTGGTTGTTCGGCCATAGAATCCCGAAAATCTACTCTAAAAAGAAGGTGGCGGCAAGATGATTTTCCGCTTGCATGATTCCGTGTCTTTGCTAGATTGCAGATTGGAGGGCATTCGTCTTCCTGTTTTCAATGTGTGTGTGGAGCGGGGTCGGGCTAAAAACTCGGCCCCGCTTTTTTTGAACGCTTGACAAGTTGGGTTGTCGGATATAACGAACATCTACCTATATGGCATATCAATCCAACCAACCTAAAGCACCAATCCTCTCACATTTTACTTTGGCCAAAAATGGGCCGAAGCTCGTATCAGTTAAATCGCCCCCTAAATGGGTGAAGTCAAACAGCCTGTGCGTTATCGAATTGATCGTTGACGGCGTAGCTCATGTGTATTTTACTGAGAACAAGGACATTGCATCGAAATTCCAGCAATATGTCGGCAAGTCTGTGGTACTTATTGCTTCTGGCAACTCTAAGCAGAAGACCGATTCCATGGAGATTCAGCCTGCTGGGGTTCCCGCTTCCAGCCTGCCCGCAGCCCAGAGCGCCCCGCAACAAGCTCAGAAGCCCGCAGAAAAGGTCATTACGGCCCCAGCCCATCCAGATAAGGACGCCAAGCAATTCCTCTGTCAGGCGGCAAATCTGATGCGTCTATGCGTCAAGAAGGCCAACGACATTGCGGTGGAACTCAACCTTCCAGAGCAGCATCGTCAGGGAATTGCAACCACCCTCTTCATTCAGGCAGATCGCCAAGGCCATATTTCAGCAATGCCCATCACGGCATACACGCCCGAACAACTTGGCTTCGGGGCAAGCAAGGCCGAATCCTTGAAAAATCCTCAAGCGAATGACTGATGAGCGAGAGCGCGGCATCGAAATTCTGTCGCATGATAAGGGATCATTCCTCGTTCAAAGTCGGTCTAATCGCGAAGACTACTACTTGGTGGAGTTCACTACCGATGAAGCGGGAGACATCACAGGATGTTCCTGCACTTGTTCAGGCTATCACTTCCGCAAAGAGTGCTTCCACATCAGATACCTCTGTAAACTCTTGGGCGTCGAAACGCCGAAGCCAACCAACAACAACCAACTAGAAATAGCAGCATAGTATATGAAGAAATCCAAAGGAGAAAAAAAGATCAGTAAGGTCATGCGCGAGTATGGCAGCGGGAAACTCAAAAGCGGTTCTGGTAAGAAAGTTACCAGCCAGAAACAGGCTGTGGCCATCGCACTCAGCGAGGCTGGCATGAGCAAAAAGAAAAAGAAACGCTAGTGACTGTCACTAATACATTCAATCTCCCCCAGCCGTTCGTTGACTTGGTGAGCGAGTCTTCATATTCGGCGGGGGAGGCAGACATCACCACAACGAGCCTCTTCCAACCTCCGAAGATTCGGGAGTTAATGCGGCGTCATGCCGATACCATCACCGAAGATGCTTCGGATCGGGTATGGACAATGTTGGGGACAGCCAACCACTACGTTCTAGAACAAATTGCCAAGCGCAACCCCGAACGCTACGTCTGCGAGGAGAGATTCTACATGGATGTTGATGGCGTGAAACTCGGAGGCCAGATCGATCTCTATGACAAACAGGAGCAAGTCCTCTATGACTACAAGGTGAGTAGCGTCTACAAGGCCATGAGTGATGACAGGTTTGAGTGGACGGCACAGGCGGCGGTCAACCGCCTGCTACTGGAACACAATGGCTATTCAGTGAAACGCGCAGCCATCATCTTAGTAATGAAAGATTGGAGGATGCGGGATTCTAAAATCAAGGCCGACTATCCAAAGTGTGCGATTGTGGAAATCAAACTGGATGCATGGAAGCCCGAAGAAACGTTTGCATATATCAAAAGCCGTATTACACTCCACCAACAAGCAAAAGAACTTTCCGATGACCAGATCCCGATCTGCACACCAGAAGAGCGGTGGGAAAAGCCCACCATCTACGCCGTCCTCCCGAAAGAAGGAGCGAAACGTGCCGTTAATGGAGGGCTGTACGAATCTGAATCTGAGGCTAAAGAACACGCAAAAAGAATTTCTGGTGCCGTCGAGAGACGGGAAGGGAGTTGTGCGCGGTGTATGGACTACTGTCGAGTGCGCCAGTTCTGCCAATTCGGAAGAAACCTAAAAACCAATTAATAAATATGAGCATAGAATACAGAGGAGAAAAGTTCAGTGGCTATAACAAGCCAAAACGCACGGCCAACGGCCCTAAAAAATTCGCCGTCCTTGCCAAACAGGGAGATGAAGTGAAACTAGTTCGCTTCGGAGATCCCACGATGTCGATCAAGAAAGACCAGCCAGCCCGAAAGAAAAGCTACTGTGCGCGTTCTGGCGGTATCAAGGGAACAAGTAACAAACTGTCGGCCAATTACTGGTCGCGCAAAAAATGGGAATGCTAATACTATGAAAAAACGAGGACTATACGACAATATCAACGCAAGGAAGAAGGCTGGCACTAGCCGCCCGAAATCCAAATCAACTATTGACCCCAAGGTCTATAAGAAGATGAAGAGCAAAAAGGGTGGGTTTAAAGAAAAATGAAACCACACCCAGACGATAGCATCTTCAAGGTCAAAGACTTCATCAACGAACTCTCGCGGGTTCAAGATGCTTACTTTGAGTCCTTGTGCTTTGAGCTTGGATTAGATGGAGAAGATAAACTCCGAGATCATCTATTCGACTATATCTATAACGAAGAACAGCTAATTACCTTTGGAGAGTATCTGGATAAGCTTGGTCAGGGAGATCTTTGGGACGGGTTGTGACCCTCAACATATTTACAATTGTTCTTGATGGTTCTCCGTGGATCGGGGCGCAGTTTGCGGAGTTGTGCCGACTAAGAGACACCGACTGGCATTGGTCGATTGTGGAGGGGGCGGCGATGCCCCAGAAGGACACTGCTTGGATGGGCAACCAGACAGGGAAAGTCTCCCATGACGGCACCCATCAATTCCTGCAAGCCCTAGCATCCCATCCCCGAATCACGGTTAATAGCAAGTCTGAGTGGGGAGGCAAGACCGAGATGATTAATGCGGCGTTGACCGCCTTTAAAAAAGATGGCGTCTTACTTCAAATGGATAGCGACGAGTTATGGACTGAAGAGCAGATGCGGAGATTAGTCGAACTATTCGCCGCAAACCCCGAAACCAATACCGCTCAGTTTGAAATGGATTACATGCTTGGCCCTAACGTAAAATCCACATCTACAGATGGTTATGGAAATAGGAAGAATGAGTGGATTCGGGCTTGGCGGTATAGTGTTGGGCTTTGGATGGAGCGCCATGAGCCCCCGATCTTCAACGGGAATAAGGGCAAGCTTCTAGATCGTGGAAAGACCTCCATGACGGTAGGCAAGATCCTTCATATGGCATGGGTGACCCCGCAACAAGTGGCCCAGAAACAACGTATATACAAAGGTGGATACGAGAATGCCTGTGAGGATTGGGAGAGACTGCAAAGTAATACGGAGTGGCCCGTAAAAGATCTTAAACAATTTTTGCCGTGGGTTGGAAGTGGGGCTTCTGCGGATTTACTTTTCAAGCAATAATCCGCTATTGACCTTCTGTGGCGAAGGTGGTAATTTCTTTGCCAATTATGTCGAGTCTTTCCCTTGGGCTTTGTTGCGAGAGAATTCCTGCGTCCGTCCGACCTGTTGCCGATCCTCCCGATCTGGCGGGTTTTGATGCGGACGCCGAACTCCGTAATAATATTAATCGCTTCTGCGAGAGGGTCTTGAGCGAGGGTAAATGGCTTGGTACTCTGGTACAAGCAACAATAACGGCCTACGAGGACGCCAACGATAATAAGTTTATCACTCTCCCTCGCCATCTGGAGACCTGTATTCGGGCGGGTAAATCTGGATATAAAACAAACGCAGTCCAAAGCGAATGGTATCAGTATCTACCCCAAGGGCGCGGCATCCGCAAGACCGACGAGAAATACTACGGCCCGATTCAAGACATGGGTGAAGGCTTTGTTACCTTTCGGGACATTGAGACCGCATCAGCACTTACCCTATCTAGCAGCGAGACTGAATGTGCTGGAAGCTACATCTGGATTCGCGGAAAGGACTCAAATGGGAATAAAATTTATTCTGACGTTGATAATGAACGAGTGGAGGGAATTCGTCTTGACCTTGGAGACGGAACCCAGACCACATCACAGACATTCAAGGAGATCTATTCTGTCGAGAAAACCCCTACCACGGGCGTTATCTCCCTATCGGCGGGAGCGACCACATTGGCCAAGTATGAGGCTGGGGAGCGGGCTATAAGCTACCGCCGCTATCTAGTGGATCGCAATTGGGATAGCGTCCAAGGCATCTTCAAGCGCAAGCATTGTTGGGCCATTAGCGACAATGATCCGCTTTATCCTGATTCCTTGGAAGCCATCAAGCTGGGCCTTATGGCTCTGAACGCCGAAGAGAAAGCTGATGTAGAGCGCGGCCAATACTACATGGATCGTGCGATTCTTCTTCTCAATGCCGAACTAAAAGAGTATAACGCAGGGCAAGAAGGAGTTATGCAAATTGCTCCTTGGCTAACCCGCCGACTCGTAAATATGACTTGATTTTATGGCCATTGATTTTAATCCAACCATTTTAGGAAAGCCGCTTTTTCCTTCATCACAACGCACTGGAGATTTTTTGCGCGGCGTTGGACAGTCTATCATGCAGGCATTTACTCCTGCTGTTGGAACCCCTCCCCCAACCATGGCTGGTGTTAGTGTTCCGCCTGCTGGGGCATCACTCTCGCAACTTCAATATAAGGGGCCACTTATGGGAACCAGCCCTGTGTTTGGTTCCATGTTTGGAATGGGGAACGAGCCACAGCCCGCTCCACAACCAGCAAGTCAACCGTATAACTATGGACTTTTTGCTGCAACGGCTGGCCTTCCAAGGTTTGATGTAACAAAAACACAAACTCCATTTTCTAGTTATTCTGCTGCCGCACCTCAACAGATTTCTTCAGCCCTATCCATGCCAGTTCAGAGTCAAGCACAACCTACAACTCAACCAATCTTGCCATCAAGTGCCACAGAACAAGCATCTCGACCAATGGCTGGTTTTGCTAGAATTTCAGACTGGAGTCAAAACCCGTTGGTTCAAGCCGCTAAAGCAACTGGAGATATTTCTGCTATTGCTAGAGCAACCGAACAGGCTAGAAACCAAGGAAGAAATACATTTACTCCAAAAGACATTTCTGGGGTTTCTTTAGCAGCAATGAAAGCATCAGAACCAAATGCTGGATTTGGAGGAAGTAGAACACCCGAACAGCAACAGGCACTGCTTGCACAAATGAGAAATGCTGGTCAAAAAATTGCCAGCAACTACACACAGACCATGAGGGAATTTGGAGAAAGCCGAGGCCCAAGATTTGCTGCTACACCAGCGCCACAAGGAAGATTCGGTCAATCGCTTGTTGGTTTGTTCCCACAATCTCAAGAAGCGGTGGCTCAAAGAGTTGAGCGCAATGCCCCCATTTTGGCATCTACTGGATTTGGCGCAATGCAAAGATCTGTCGGACAGGCTCCTGATTTTCGCGGGCCGTTGGCTCAAGCTCCTTCTCTTTTTGCTAATCGTAGCGGAATTGGATCGCGACTTGGCGGGCCGCAGCCAGCCGCTTCAAGTCTTGCTTCATCTACAATAACAGATGAGCAGCGTAGGAGGATTTTTGAAAGAGCGTAATATGGCCGAACCGCTAACATCTACTGATATTATTAGGGAGCGTATGGGATTCGGGGTTTCTCCGCTTGCTTCTGGAGAAACGCGCCAAGCCTATGCTGAAGCAGGACTTTCTCCATTGGGAACACAACAACGTGAAAGATTTGAAGCTGGAAGAGGAATATCTCCCATGGCAACACGAGCAGAAAAAGATGCTTGGGTTGCTTCTGAAGTTATGGCTGGTCGCCGTGATCCAATGGATCTTCCAAAAGCTTATGGGGGAATGGGAGAACGCCCCGAAGCCACAACCCGCAGAGGTCTTCGTATGCAACAAGAGTGGGATAAGCAATATGAGATGAGGATGGAGGAGGAAAAGTTTGCCAAGCAACTAGAAGCAGAACAGGAGCGCATCGCAATCCAAAGATCACAAGAGGCCAGAATGGTTGCAGAACAAGATGCGGCTCGCAAGGCTGGTCTTGCCAAAGAATTTCGCGAAGAAGAAGCATCTAAGCAGGCTCAAAACGCAATGAATTCTGTTATGGGTTACACTCGCCCAGATGGAGTCAGGGTTAGCCCCATCAATATCAACGATGAAAATGCTGTAGAACGAATTCAATCTGTCATGGCAATGAATCCATTTGGTATGGAAAAACAGTATGTTAAAGAAACATTGGGCGGGCTTCTTAATGATGCATTGAAAGTTCGTGATCGCAATATTCAACAATCCCAACAGCAAGAATTGGAGGCTGCTAAAATTTCAGCCGCAACAAAAAGACCATTTGAAGAATTTGGTTCATACGACGAGCGCGGTATGTTTAAACCAAATCTAAGCGCAATTGCTGATGCTGGTGATTTCTTAAAAGCAGAGGAGGCCAGCAAAGCAGAAGAAAGGGCCATAGCTACTGAAACTCGCAGGGCAGAAGCGCAAGCGAATGTTGCTGAAGAAAAAAACATTACATCTCAAGAACGAGAGATCCAAAAAGAAATTCGCAGAGCAACAGAGGATCTTCGCAAATTAAATGCCTCTTTGGCTGGTCGTAAATCTCTGTCGGCCACTCAACAATCTAGCCTTCAGGCTGCAAAGGATAACTTAATCGATAAGCAAATCGACAAAGCTGCGCTTCGTGGTTTCGCTTTTGACAATCAAGAAGACTTTAAAGCGGCAAAAGACGCAGGGAAAATTCCGTCTGGAGTTAGAGCTTTTATTGGAAGAATCGCAATAGACATTCCGTAAATAATGGCCATCCAGAAAGATGATACTATTGTCGGGCAACCAGCCATAGACTTTGAGGCTTTGGGCGTTAAGCCCGTTAGTGACGAAGACTTGTTTGGACTTTCTTCCGTGCAAGAAGAGGAACAACCAGCGAAAAAAACCGAAATAGATTTTGAGGCTCTTGGCGTAAAGCCAGTTAGTGATTTAGATCTTTATGGGTTTGAAACACAACCAGTAGTAGAAGAGCCAAGGGATAATAGCTGGGATACGCTCCGAGGTCTTGAAGTTTCGATGCGGCAAGTTCCGCAGTTAGCTTATGGGGTTGCGGGTTTGGTCGGGGAAACCGCAGAACAGATTACGGGTTATGGAGAGAGTCTTCGGGATTTTGGATTCAAGGGATATCAGGATTGGGCTGAGAGCATGGAGCCAATCTCCAAAGAAACCGATGATGTTACAGTGGCTTGGCAACGCGCAAAAGAAGGTGATGTTGGGGCACTTGTTGATTGGGCGCAATACGGAATCGGCTATGCTCTTGGACAACTTGGAGAAACAGCGGCAGTTGCTGTTTTGGGCGGCATAGCTGGCGGTGCAGCGGGAGCGGCTGGCGGGCCTACAGCAGCCCCAGCAGCGGCAGGAGGAGCAGTAATTGCAGCGGCTGGGAAAACTGGATTCAAAGCCCTTGCTAAAAATCTTGTTGAAAAAGCCATTGCCAACCAAGCAACCAAAATTGTTGCCAACCAAGCTAAAAAAGAAGGCATTGAATTAACAGCCGAGCAAGTTGCCAAACGCGCATCTCAAGAAGCTGTCAAGCGTCAGGCTGGTAAGGAGATCGGATCTAACGCTGCCATTTTTGCTAATGCTGTTGGAATGCAGCTTGGTTCAATCTATGGATCAGCCGAAGAGCAGGCGCGAGCAGAAGGGCGGGAACTTACTGGTGTTGATTTGGCGCGTATCTGGGGAACGGGCGTTGCCACTGGCGGCATAGAAGGCGTTGTCGATAAATTTGGATTGGATCTCTTGAAGGGCAAACTTTCAGACAAGCTTCCTGCTGGAAGGCTGGCTGGCGCGGCAGTGGCTGGCGGTATCGGAACTGTTGGTGAGGCGGCAACCGAAGCCGTTCAAACCGTTGGAGAGCGTTTTGGTGCAGGAAAAGATATCCTTAGTGATGAGGCTATCAATGAATACATCAATGCTTCCGCCTTGGGGGGTCTGGGCGGCGGGGCTATTGGCGGGGTTGGTGGATTTATCTCTGGCAATCCCAAGGAAAACGCCGCAGCCAAAGCCAAGGTGTCTTCTGAGGCTAATAAGGATATTGCTCCCGCGAGCGCCGAAACAGTAGCCAGACAAGCCGATGCCATCATTGCTGAGACTGTTCAGGAAACCCCCGAACAGCGAGTAGCCCGTCTCCAAGAAGAAGCTACCGCAGCAGCAGGAATAGAACTAGAAGAGGAGGGGGAAGGCGGGGTTGAACCCACTGTTCCTGTAACTCCTCCCGTAGTCCCCACTCCCGAAGGCGCAGTAGCCCCTGTAGAGCCTCCAGAGATCGTAGAGAGGGAGGAGCCGCCCACGCCGATTCCAACGCCCGCAGAAGCCGTTCCTGCCGAAAAACCGACAGTAGCTGGATTTACTACAGCCCAAGGAAGCACTTACGAGGTGACGCCCGAAGGCAAAACTGTTCGCACTAAACAATCTGAAGGAGTGGGACAAGGACAGACTTTTGAGCCTCATTCGGTATTGTTT